ACATCTCAGGTGTTTCCGTCGCATTCAAGCGAGCCTAGCGCGGGGATAACCTTGTCGTCTTCGGTTGACGACAAGTTGAAGTTCGCTGTTCAATGTCCGACGACGCAGATCGAAACACAGTACGACCACCCGCTGCTGTTCGAGGACCGTATCGCGTACCTGGACCCTACCGAGACGCTAATTCTCTTCCCCCCAAAACTCCGGCTCGATACGGGCGATCCGGCGATCGTGAACGAGTCCCATCTCGAATGGGATGCGGCCTGGCATGGGGGCTCAATGGCGACCAATGCGATCGGATACGCGAGCATCGACCTGGCCGGCGGCGACTACGACAACATGGTGCGCTGCTGGATCGTCGCTCGCACCTGGGAGGGCGCGGAAGAGTGGCGGCACGAGCTTCCGATCGTTAAATCATTTTCCAACCTAGCCAGCAGCACTGACGGCCGCACCTTCATGCTGTACAGAACCAGCGACGGGGACCATGATACAGCAACCGAGCTGCGGTGCCGCATTATTACAACCGCTACCGGGGCTTTGCTCCGCGACTACGACCTCGGGGATTACCCCTATTACCCGATCGAGAGCGTCAATAAGGGCCAGGGATCGCGGGTGTTGTCCGAGACGCTGGCCATCCACGGCGATCGAGTAATCATGCTTGCCGGCGGCAACGCTTACGACCTGGCCCCCGCCTAACATAGGCCCGCAAGAAAGGATCCACGATGGCCACACCCGAGAAAGTCAAAATCCCCAAGCACACCCGCGGCGACAGTGCCAGGCTCACGTTCAATCTGACGACCGATGCCGACCTGACGAACTGCACGGCCAAGATGACCTTTCGCAAGAACAGCGCGACGGGCGCCATCGTCAAGACGCTCGACAGCGAGGCCGGAACGCCGACCCTCACGGTGTCCAATAGCCCCAAGAAGGTGGTGACATCGGTGTTCTCTATCGACGTGGTTGGCCAGATTTACTGGGACCTTGAGCTTGTTAATAACGATTGGGATCTGCCGAAGGTTACCCCGTATGCGGGGGTCTGGCAAATCACGCAGGACCAGACCCCGTAATGGCTGACTTCAGCATCGGCGCCATACTCGAGGTCCCGTTTGCGGAGTTCGAGGCCGAGGTCGTGCTCAATATCACCGAGTTCAGCGTAGACTTGGTGCTAGAGTCTGGGCCGGCCGGAGCGGTTGGGCCCGCGGGCCCGGCTGGTGCGGCTGGAGCAACCGGGGCGGCAGGGCCGGCCGGGCCTCAAGGAATCCAGGGCCCCGCAGGCCCCGCAGGAGACGCCAAGGCCGCCTTCGTGGCCGAGAACAACGAGCCCAGCGCCACCATCCACGCAGGCCAGGCCGTGGCCACCTCGGCTAGCGGCGGTGTCGTCCTCGCCTCCTGCGCCAACACCGCCCTGCAAGCCATGGGCATCGCCGAAACCACGGCCGCGCCTGGCGCCGACCTCACCGTGGTAGCCCTCGGAATCGCCGAGGTGGCCGACTGGACGCCAGCCACCGGGGCCGCCTGGCTACCCGCCAACACCAAAGTTTGGCTGGGGCTAGCCGGGGCCCTGACCACGACCCCAACCGCGACGGCCGGCCAGTATCACCAATCCCTGGGCGTGGTGATCGACCCGTATAAAATCGTTGTTTCACCATCTCGAATCATAATTTTGACATAAATAAGCACCAGGAGAAGCAAGATAATGGCAGATCAAAAACCCTTAAAGGTAAACGCGAACGGCGACCCATCTCAATTCGGAACCGGCGACACCATCCCACTGGCGAGCGGCGGTACAGGCCAAGCAGCCGCCGACGCCGCAGCCCTTCGCACCGCCTTATCCATCCAGACGCAGGACGCCGCGCTGGACGAGATTGCAGCCCTCACCCTGACGAAGGGCGACATCCTGGTCCACGACGGCACCAACCTCAACAAGTTGGACCCCGGCACTAATGGCCAGGTGCTGGCGGCCGCTAGCGGAGAGGCGACGGGGCTCGATTGGATCGACGTTGTTACCGCCGCTGAGGCCAAGCACACCACGACCAATGACAACGCCGGCACCGCCAACATGGGCCAGCCGGTGTACATCAAGTCTGACGGCGACTTCGATCTGGCCCGCGCCAACGCCGAGGGCACCTGCCGCTCGATTGGCTTCGTGCAGGACGCCACCATTGCGGCCGCCGCTGATGGCGAAGTTCAACTAGATGGTGTTATCACGCTTGGGGCAACGGCCGACTGGGACGCCATCACGGGCGGCTCTGGCGGGCTTACCCCTGGCGCTATCTACTACGTGAGCACAGCCACGGCGGGCCTGCTGCAGAGCACGGTGCCATCGGGCGCCGGCAACTACATTTGCCCCGTGCTGCTGGGGCTTTCGGCGACGGCCGGGCAGATCCTGAATCGCCCTCGCATCGCGCTGACTTAGTCTGGAGGCCCAATGGCAGATGTCAAAGTTCTCAAAGCCGGCACGACGGGCGAACCGTCACAACTCGCGACCGGCGACACCCTCGGCGCGGCACACGGCGGAACCGGCCAGACGACCCTTGCCCTCGCCCTGGCTGCCTTGCTCGGCGAGGTGGGCGGTACACCTGGGGCTGGCAAGGTTCTGGTGGACGTTGACGGGGCGGGGACCTATGAGTGGGCGGCACCAGGAGGCGGCATGATCATCGACGACAGCACGGACTTTGGAGACGGGAGTAGCGGCGCTGTTACGGCCACTACGGCGACGATCACGGCCGACATCGACGCCACCACGTACACGGTACCAAACGGGGTTACCGTTTCAATCGGCTGGAATTCCTCGGCTGGCAGGGCTGCCAGAATCCGGGCGCAGCAGTATGTGCGTGTGATAGGAACAGGCAAAATCACTGCTTCCGGGTCCAACGCTCCTACAGGCTCAGGAACAGTTGGCGCGGTAGGGGGGGCATCCCTGACAGGCGGCGGCGGTGGTGGCGGCGGCGGCGCTTCTGGGGGTGCAGGAGGAACGTCTGGGCGCACTGGAAGTGATGGCTCAAGCCGTAGCGGAAATAGTGGAGGCGCAGGCGGAACCGGCACCCCTGGGGGAGGAAGCGGGGAGATTCATTCGGGCGGCGCTGGCTCGGGGAGCGGCGGTTCCGGCCTTTCCGAGACCCCTCTACTGTTTGCGTCAATGGCCGATTGGGTGGCAGCGGACTGGGACGTAGGGGGTAGTGGTGGGGGGGGGGGCGACAAAACGGGTTCAGCCCACGGAGGCGGCGGAGGCGGCGGTGGAGGAGTGCTTTTACTCGCAGCCCCCGTCATAGACCTTCGGCGAACCACATCCACCTCTTTACTGGCCAGTGGTGGAGCCGGTGGCGCGGGTTCTGGGGCTAGTACTGGTGGCGGTGGCGGCGGGGGCGGGGGCGGAGTAATCTCTGTCGTTTGTCGCCAGTTCCTTATGCCCCAGGTTTATATGTCGCCCACCATTGCTGTTTGCGCCGCTTATGGTGGGGCAACTGGAAGCATAGATACGGCGTCAAGTTATCTCCGTGTTGGAGTGGGGGGTCGCATTATTGTTGCCTGTGAGAATGCGGACGCAGTAAACAGGGAGAACAAAGCTCTGCAGAATGTGACCAACTCTGCAACCTGCTACTTGGCCGACCAAGCTAACCCTACTACCCACGGGCAACCGAGCCCACCTGTAATCATTATGCAACAGGTGGCACCCGCATGATTATCGCCCTCCCCACCGCCCTCATCGAGTGGACGAACGTCGCCTGGCCCGAGCTGCTCAAGGTCGGTGGCCTGGGCAACGTCCGTTTCCGCGTCGTGGACAAGCTCCCGTTCGGCAGCGACGCCTACGCCATGACCTGGCGCGGCGAGGTGCTAATCCGACGCGAGTGGATAGCGCCGGCGCTCCAAGACCTCGGGCCGAACAACGAACTCTCCCTGCGCCACCTGTGGGCCGTGAGCATCCTGGCCTGGCACGAGCCTGTTCACGTGCTGGAACAGCGCGGACGCCCCTGGGCCCTCTACCTCGCGCGGTACGTGTGGCAGTGGGTTTGCGCGGGATTCTCCTATCGTGAAATAGACGAGGAAGAACACGCTTACGAACACCAGGCGCGGTTAGCCGAGAGGTGGCGCAGCGGGCCTCCGGTGGTGATGCCTGACTGGATTTGGACGAGGCCGGGAGGATAGCTATGGACGGGACAGAGTTTGGCGGGGTTGGGCTAGCAGCCGGAATCGTGCTCAAGTCGAGCGTGGACTGGGTCAGAGAGCGCTGGAAGGGGCGCAACGACGCCAAGAAGCTCGACATCCAGCACGACCAGCAGGCGGCCGAGAACGACGCCAGGGCCGTCCCGGCCTACCAGGACCTGGTGGCAACGCTGATGGCCAGTCAGCAGGCACTGAGCGTCAAGCTCGACACCGTGGAGGCCGGCTACACCGCCAAGCTCGACAATCTGCAACGCTCATACAACGAGCAGGCCATTAAGCTGGGGATCCTTGAGCACCAAATGGTCGACATGACGAGCAAGCTCGCCGACGCGCACCAGCAGAAGGCCCTGGACGTGGCCACCATTGGCCACCTCAACTCCGAGGTTGACCGGCTCTGCGACGACCTCGACGACGTTCGGGCGAACCTGATTGCCATGCGCCGTGACCGCGACAAGTACCGCGATCTATTCCACCAATGCGCCGAGGGTAGTCTTTCGCTGCCCTTCATCGACCCTGGGCCGTTGGTGCTTGATGGCGAAGAGATTGACGCAACCCAGACGAACAGACTCCTCGGAGTGAAAGGACCAATCTAATGCCTGACGCCATCAAGCGCCTGACCTGCCCCGCCGAGGACGCATCCCGCACCATCGACCTCGACGATATGACGAAGCCCGACCTGGTGCGCTGGATTGCGGGAGCCTTCCCCGACGTGCTGCGATACAACGAGAAGGGCGACAAAGCGTTTCTCGGCGTCGTGAAGGCCAAGCCCGTGGACCCTCCTGCCAAACCCGGCCCCGTCCACGACCCTTCGCTAGTCGGCCCCAAGAAGACCCCGACTCTCAAGAAGGGCGACTTCCACCTCGTGGTCAACGACAGGGACGAGACCCTCAAGGCCTACGACAGCGAGGGCAAACTCGTGGCCGAGATTCCCTGTCTCGCGAAAGGCGTCAACGGGCGCACCACGTGGGCCAACGGAGGCGACACCCCGCCCGGCCTCTACAAGCTCGGCACCCTCTACCGCTGGACCAAGGACGAGGGCACGGGCATCCTCAACGCCTTCGGGCTTTTGTGCTGGGACCTTGAGGAGCAAGAGGGCCAGGAGAACGTTCGAGGCCGAGACGGGATCGCTCTCCACTGCGGCGGCACCGGAGCTTGGCCCAGCCCGACAGCGGCACGGCAGACGCTGGAGAAGACCCTCGGTTGCGTGCGCGTCCACAACGAGGACGCCGAGAAGGTGATCCTCCCGCTGAGCCACGTGTTCGTCAAGGGCGCCTGGCAGAGGCGGCCTAACACCGTGTGGGTCTCGGTGTTCCAGGACTGCGACCGATGACCGCCGCCGCTACTCTCGCCGGCCTCCTCGCCCTCGCCGTCATCATGGCCCTGTTCGTGCTGATGGCTCTGTCTGGGGAACCAGAGTCGCCGCGCAGCCCTCGCCCCTCGGAGAGCGACCCTCTCGCCGGTTCGCAACGCCTGCAGGACTACCGGGCAACTGCCTCCTCGGTCGCTACCATGACGCGCCCGCACGCACGGCCCCGGAAGCCCTCCGCCCAAGCCTTCCCCTCTCACCACCCACGCAAAGCGCAGCCCTCGAACCCGTGGGCTCACGACGAGGGCCACATGGCCAACCTGTTGCCCCAGGATTCCGGGTCCTACGAGGCGAGCACGCATGTCCACCATCACGGCGGTCATCACCACCATTGCACCGTCGAGAGCGGTCACCACTACGTCGACCCTGCGCCTTGCTACGACTCCGGCTCAAGCTATGATTCGAGCTCTAGCTGTGACAGCGGCTCTGGCGGCTGCGAGTAGCGGTCTCGACTCCAGCAGATCCTCTCACCCTGACCTCCGCGGGCGCTAAGGCTTCGCCGAGACCATAGACGCCCGGGGCTACCCGGGAGAAGCGAGCGTTCATGGGCTACTCGTTCTCTCACCCCAATCGCGGCCGCGTGCAAGAGCGCCGCAAGACGCGTAGCAAGTGCTCGCTTTTTCGCCGCAAGATCGTTTACGCGAACCCCGACCTCGCCGAAGCCGCTGCCGCCGAGATGGCCGCGATCTACCAGCAGGAGTTTCGCGCCTACCCCTGTGACCGCTGCCGATGCTGGCACGTGGGCCGACCATGAAAGGAGACACCAATGACCGCACTTGACCAAGCCTGGATCAACCTGGGCTTCTCGCTCTCGCTACTCTTCGCGGCCCTCGCCATCTTCTGGCGCACGGCAAAGCCCTGATCCACCTGACGGCCCTAACCGTCCACTCAGTGGGAACGATGCCCGCAACGACAGCACGCCGGTGTGCACAATCCCACAGGTGCCAAAGAGTCGCGACCTTGGCGGCCAGAGTCGGAAGCCTGTTGGCCCAGGCCCTGACGTGGTAAAGGTCGCCCTCTGGTCGGTACTGCGGTCCGAGCCAGGCTGACAGCTCCGTAAGGGCTTCGGCGCCGTCGTCGGAAATCGCCAAGGCCAGGCGCTCCGGAGGCTGACCGTTCACGGGGGTGATGGGAGGTAGCAGTCGGCGGATGGTGTCGCGATAGTCGGCCATCAGGCTTTCAGGTATGGGCTTGGCGCTACGCACGTCGCGATAGCCAGCACGAGGCAGGGCGAACACCCAGAAAAAGCGCTCCAGTAGCCCGCGCCCCGAGAACAGTTGGTTCATGAGGACGCCTCGAAGGTGTACGGGCTGGCTCATGACGAGCATGGCCAACGAGGGTCGCTCGGAGAAGTAGGAGCCTCCCGAAATGGTGTCCTTGGCCAGAAACTCACCCGAGAACGCGGACATGTAGACCGTTGCCACCTCAGCACGCTGTGAATACTTGCCGGCCATTCCCTCGAAGGGGCCACCCTCCGCGGAGAGCAGACCGATTGAACCCTGCTCGGCCAGCAGGCTGGCCAGTTTCTCCGGGGTCACGTCCTGGCAAGTGAGGCGCTTGGGTCGGAGAGCGGCTAGTGCGTTGAGGCGTCGGATGTGGTCGGCCAACTCGGCCCGAAGGTCGTCTTCGCCCTTGCTGGCCCTCTTGAGCAGCGCCGTCCGTCTGCTCTCGAGCAGTTGGCGTTCGGCCTCCTGCTCGGCGAGCTCGTCGCGGTAAGCCTCTCTGGCTTCAGCTTCGTGGGCGTACAGGGGGGAAGCAAGGTGCGCGATGTCGGCGCTCTTTCGCTCGGCGCTGTCGGCCCCCACCCCAGCGGCCACGGCGAGATTCTCAAGGCGCTGGCCAATCTTGACATAGTACTGCCCGTGGGTCGCCGTAGAAATCACACAGGTTGCGATGGCCTGGGGGTTGTCTCGGGGCGTCTGGTTGCACTCGCTGACGGCGTCGGTTACGGCTTCCAGTGACTCCGGCAAGCACCCGGTCGGAGGCTCAGGGGTCTCCCAGGCGTCAAGGGGAAGGATCTCCGGCCAATCAAACTCGGTCTCAGGATCCTGGGACAATTGGGACGGAAAGGAATCAATCGGCTCGGCATCCGGGTGAGAGTGCCGGGTCCCGTTACCGTTGGTGGGCACGGTGCTCTTGCCGTTCGCCTCCGTCTTGGGGCGAGGTGGGGTGTAGAACTCCCTGGTCAGCGCGATGGCGCCGCTCACAGTGCCTTCTCCGTAAAGCTCACCAGCCCGCGCGGGTCGGTCCCATTTGGGACGGTAGAGCCCGGAAGCCCGGAAGGCAGAGTCGACGCGGGCGGGGTCGCCCTGGAGATAAAAGGCAAGCTTCGAGCAAAGCCAGCCGTCCGCCGTGCTTTGGTCCCCATACCACGCGCCCCAATCGCCACGGTCATAGAGGGCAATGAACTTGTCGCCATCCTTCGAGCGGCGGGCTACGTCCAACAGCTCTTGATCGGACAACGAGACGGGTTCACTGGCTTTGGGCTTGTTCGCTGACGCAGGCCTTCTTTTAGCGGCGGCTCGCTCGGTCCGATGGGCCAGGGCGCCCTCGTGGAGCCGGCGAACGTTCTCTCCGCTATCCGGCAACGTGCCCCCATGCGAGAGATGATGGGCATGCCCGGTTATCGTGAAGTAGCGGGAGCCTGGATATATCTCAGTGACGACCCCGGGTCGAGGATACCCATCGAACTTGCACCCCGGTGGCAGCGACAATCCAGGTGCATGGACAAACCCCTTAATGCCACGGCCAGAGGGGCTAACCTCCCAGTACGCTGGTATGTCGGCGATGATTTCAGCAACCTGCCCGTCGAGCACCCCATCCGACGAAATACAATCATCGAAATCGACACCGACAAAATCCGTTCCCCCAAGCATGAACCCAATGCCAGTGACTGAGTACTTAGCCATGGCTTTGACAGCCGCCCCAAAGCCGACCCCCGACGCGGGAAGGGTGGCGTTGACGGGCAGGCCGTTACGGGGGTCGACGGGGATTTTAGTAATCTTGCCGTCCCTGTCTTCCGTGTTCCACAGGATGAACGAGGGCACAGTCTTGAGGTCGTCAGGAATGTTTTCCAGTTGGAGGTCGGCCGCTCCGATCTTGATTGGCGCGTTCATGAGCGCACCTCTCCGAGATACTCGTCGAGAGCGGCCAAGGCGAGCGCGGAGAAGGCATCGGCCTTGTCGCGGGACACGAAGGTGACCACGGGGTCATAGATCGGTTTGCCGTCCAGGGCCAGCTTGACCTCGCCACCGTACACACGGACTTTGCTCGGCGGATTGCACCAGCGCCTGCCGTCCTTCTCGAAGACCAGGCAACCGTGATAGATTACACCAGAAGCTGTCTCGATGGTGATAACGTCGGTGGCGGCGCCAGCGCCGGTTAGCGCTTTGTGTTCGCGGATGACGGCGACGGTCGGCCGAGGCGGTGCGCACATCGCCATGGCCTGGGCGGTCCTGGTGTTGGCGGCGGCCCCGGAGGGGGCCCCACCTTGGCGAGGCCCCGGGGTCATACCGTCCCCCTTGCGATGAGCGCGAGGGCCTCGGCGCGGGAGCCAACCAGGTGCCGGATCGGCGGCTCGCACCAACGGATCACGGTCACGAGCCAGCCCTCTCTTGTGGGGCTGGCGGCGTGTAGCGGGTAGCGCTGGCGGTTGCGCTGATGGGGCGAGGGTGTTAAACTAACCACGGGTTCGTCATAGCCTTTTTGAGGGTTGCACTTTGCGGGTGCAGCCCTTTTTGTTTTGGGGCGGGGCGTCATAATGTAGCCTTTCTCTGTGGGATTCCGGTCTCTATGCCGGCGGTCGTGGGGCAATGTCGAGCACGCCAGCGGGTGCCGGCGTGCGGGGTTGTCATGGGTTAGCGGGCGAGCGCCTGAACGGTGTGGCGTTCAAGCCACTTGGCAAAATCTGCGATGGCGATGCGCTTGGCGCCGCCAGCGGTAACCTGCGTGTATCGCAACTCTCGGCGATCGCAGGCCCGGCGGATGGTGTCGTCGCTCACCTCATATGCCTCAGCGAGCGTCGCAATCGATGCGTAGCGAGGAACCGCGCGGCCTTCCTCGAGGCGATCCAGCTTACGCATGATACGGTCCAGCATCTGTACGGGGTCCTGTTGGGTGTCTCTCACGGTGCTTATCAGTGCCTCCTCTTGCGGTATATGCAGAGGATAGGCTATTCTGGCGGCATACATAAGGAGCAATCGTTTGCCACACTCTTTAGCTTCCAGCCTCGCCCGCCGTTCGGTCATCGGGAGTGGCGTAGTCACGGTGCCAGCCCTGGGGGCTGGGGTGCCTTGGACGGACCAGCCTGATCGAAAATTTAAGCACCAACGCTTTGACAGCGTGTCCAAAATGGCTTTCCCGCTCTATGTCGGAAATCGACCCTTCGTCCCGGGATACGTGCACTGGACCGCCAATCGGCTGCCCCATCCCTGTCGGTTTGACCTTGGAGAATTTCTCGATAGGCTCGAGCGATTCAACCTGGCCGGACTTGACCTCGACGAAGACGACCCGGACCTGCGCGGGGACCTGGGGACGCTTAATTTTGCAGAAACCTATGGACCACTTGGGCGGATTTTGGTGACCGCCGACCAGTTCGCGGCAGTAGAAGACTTCGTTCCAAGCGAGCATCTCCAAGGTGATTTCCAGCGGCAGGCCCTGCGCAAATGGCTCGATCCGAAGTACAGATTCGTCAGCAGCATGCCGTGGGAGGGGCCATTCTTTGAGCCTCGGAGAGACTGGGAACTAGAGTTAGCGGCGGTATCCTCGACCATCCTGCTATGGCGGCTGTGGGAAGACACTTCGGTTGACTTTGAGCGTCTCTTCGAGGACGTGCGAGCCCTTGACGAATATCCGGCCGACTTTGTTCTGCGCGCGGAGTCCTTGGGGGATGATCCTGAGGTTGTCGCGGCTAGCCGTCTTTTCAACCGTTTCGTGACTTCTGAAGACTATGATTCCGCCGAGATCCCCCAAGGAGACTGGCTTCCAAGCGAGCGCTCAAGGTTTTGGCGGGGTATCCTCTTTGGATTGATCGCCCGGCAGATCGATCAATTCCTTGAAGACCAAGTCTCCGCCAAGCTTCAGACTTCGCGAAGCCGCGACAGAAGCGCCCTCTCCTTTGTTGCGCCTAAGTCCTTCGCTGGCATCATCTGGATGTCGTTTCTGACGCGCAAACCCTCGCCGTTACTGGGTGGCCATAAACGCGGTTTGTGGCCAATTTAACTTCCTTCAACTTTGACGCCTCGGAAAGACGAGGAGAAAAGAGCGCACCATGAGCCCTATCACCACCGAGTTAGACATTCACGCCGCAACCGACAGAGCGAAGGTCGAGGCCGGCTACCACGACGGCAAGCTCGACGCCGCCCTCGTGTTCAAGGCCAACGACGACACTGACGTGGTCGTGGGGGTTCGCCGCAAGATGCCGGCCGTGCAGGGCCAAGCCTGGGCCGGGTTCCTCGGGAACATCGGAGGCGCCGTGCAGGACGGCAAGCTCGACCTCACCGACGTGGCCAAGGTGGCCATGGGTAGCGACCTGGGAAAGCTCTTCTAGGCGAGATCGCGTCTCAGACCCTGGAGGCCGTCCTCGTTCCCGTTCTCGACAAGCTCCTTCCCGACCCTCCGCCCAAGCCCGGCAACCCCTTCGCCTCCCAGGTGCAGGACGAGACGGCGAGGCTGCAGGGCAGGGGCGACGGCAGCGAGAGGCCTGCAAACGAGGGCGACCTCTCGCCTGACCACGGCGAGCGGAGAGACCTCGCGCCCATCGTGGTGCCCGCCGCTCACGACGAGGGCGGGGACGCTGCCACCGAGACCACCGAGCTAGAGGCGGCACTCGACGCGACACCGGCCGCACGGTTCGAGCTTGAGACGCACCGGGGGATCGTAGGAAGCGAGGGCGAGTTTGCGCCGTTCCGCGGACTCGAAGACCTGCCAGCACCTGCGGTCGACCCCTGGCCGGACTAGTGCTGGCGTGGTAGGATGGTGGCAACAGGTTCGACTCCTACCTGACTCGCCACTAAACGCAAGGGCTTCGGCCCATAGAATGCAAAAAAGCCCCCGCCCTAACCGGCGGGGGCTTTTTTGCGTCTCTAGGTGGTCTCAACCCACTCGGGCACTCCGTGCGGATAGATGGGGACGATAGCGGGCGATTTCGTGCGAGTCACTACCAAGCCGCCACCCATGCTCTCGATGTCGTCGGACATGGCGTCCATCCTGCGGTAGATGCCGTACTCCTCGCGAGTGGACTCAGCCTTCTCGACGTGCCACCCGTGGGGATTGTCGATCTTGCCGTCAGGGGCTCCCGCGACAATGGTGGGCCGCAGGAACTCGGCGTAGGTTTCGGGGACGAGAGCACCATCGCCGCGCCCGTCCAGCTTGTCGTAGCCGTGGGGCTCGCCGAGGAATTTGATTCGCTTCCAGCCCTCGGGCGCGTGAGCGTCAGTGGCCAGGGGTGCAGGGTGGGCGCACAACTCATAGTCGCCCACCAAGGCAACGCCCGAGTCAATCACGACTCCTGTCGTGCCGTTGATGTATCCAAGGGTTTTGGCCGGGGTCTCGAAAGCCGTCCAGTCCTCCAGGCGGGCACTGACTCCCGTGCCCAAGATGCGGGCGAGGATGGTCAGTTTCTGGCGGTGGAAATCTTTACGGGTGCTCATTTAGGCCACCCTCTTTCGGCTGACTTCGAGCAGTGTTTTCGGGGCGGCGTAGCGGGTCTTCACGTTGACGCTGTCGGCGCCGTACCACTGCTGGCGGCCCGCGCCGTCCACGGTCAGCACTAGGCCCTCTTGCTCGGCGACCACCCAGACGTGGGCGACGGTGCTAGGACCTGACTTGACCGGGCTGAATACGTGGGCGGTGGCTCTTGCGATTACTTGGGGGTTTCTCATCTTCGTTCTCCTTTGTTGTTGGCCGTTTGCGCTCGGCCTTGATACTGTTATATCACCGCGTTAACCCGGTGTCAAGCATATCTGTTTGCGAGTTTCTCTAGCTCTCGCTCCCACTGCTCCCGCCCGGCGACGCGAGAGGCCGCCTGGAGCCGCTCTTTGAGGCTCGGCGGCACTTTCACGGCCCACGCCACCCGCGCAACCCCGTCGCCGTTACGCTGCCACTCGCACCGGGTGCAGGTGCAGTCGGTGGGATGGCCGGACCCGGTGAGGCGAGAGATCTTTTCGTCGAGGGCTGTCAGGCGCTTGGTCAGCTTTTCGCGCTCTTTGCGGGCCAGCCGTGCCTCGGCGCTCTGGTCCGCTTCTGGGTGCTCGGGGATGGCCGCCAGCGCCTGGGCGGTCTCTCGTCGCTGCTGCTGGGTTTCGCGGAGGGTCATAGCTGCTGCAGGGCCTCTCTGGCGCCGGGCGTCATGTAGTCAACACGGCGCTCTTTGGCGCTGGCCACAACGACGATCTGCCTGTTGGGCTCGATGTCGCGGCGGTAGATACCGAGCCCGCCGACGAAATCCAGCTCGCTCTGGGTGACGTAGCGGACCTGCTGGCGCTCCACCTCGACCATGGCGGCTTCTCGCGCTTCATCGTCTGCTAGTTTGGCCAGGCGGTAGGTCGGCTCCACGCCCATCCTGACTGCCGCCTCCACGAAAGTCTCGCCGTCGAGTTTGCGGCCTATCCGTTCGACTGCGCGGAATCGGTCTTCGCTGTCGGGGTACTCCTCGAATCTCCAGAGGTCCCAGTCGTAGCCGCGACTGTCGCCAGGAGTGACGTCGTAGAATGCGTGATTCTCGTTGATTTTGCGTACTGCCATGATGAGAACTTCTTTCTGCGCGGATTGGCCCCCGCGCGGGCTGTGTCTAGAACCCCTCGTATTCCTCGAGGGCACATTTGGCGGCCAAGTCGGGCCGGCTCGCCAAGCACTCGGGGCAGACGTCATAGGGGTGAGGGTCGTTGCCAATGGTGTAGTGGCTCCAGCCAGCCTCGATGGCCGCGCTGTCGGCCTCCGCGTCGTCGGCCTTCGCCAGGTCCCGGCTCTCGGTGGTGCAACCTGGCGTGTCGCACGCCAGCCAGTGGAGGGAGCGGTCGGACATTAGACTCGAGCGCAAGCCGCGTCAAAGGCTTCGTTGAGAAGGCGACCAATCTGATCTTTGGTTTCATCGTAAGCCTTGCAGGCCTCGTAACTGTCGCCCTCGCTAGGCTCGATCTCGATCTTGGTGTCGAGATAGCGATCGGCCACCTCGACTGTGACTTCGGCGCCCTCATAGAAGGTGCCGACGATCTCTTCAGCGGTCTCGGCGTACAGGTCGGCTGGAACTCCGTCTAGGCCCTCGGTGCTGGTGGTGACGATAATTTTGGTGATGTTCATCTTGCGTTTCTCCTTTGCGTTTCGGGGTTTGCGCTCCCCGTGCTATAGTTATATCACCGCGTTAACTCGGTGTCAACACCTGCGAGAAATAAAAGTGGCCGTCCCGATTTGCGCAAACAAAGGGCGGCCAACAAAGGAGCCGGGATTCACGCCCGGACGGGCTTTCGCTCCGCTCTCCGGGGAAGCTCGCCCCGAGGAGGGCTCTAGCGTACCACGGCGTGGCGGGGTGGGCAAGCGGGCTAGGCCTCCTCGTTGCGCTCGGCGGTCTCCTCAACGTAGGCGTCCCAGTCGCGCTCGGTCCAGGAGGAACAGATGGCGCGAACTCTCTGCTCTACGGCCTGGGCCTGCTCTAGATCGCCCTTGGCTTCAAGTCTCTCGACCTGCCGAGCCAGCTTGTACACGGTATCAAAAGCCGTCATTGCTCTCCTCCTTCTGCTCGGCCTCTAGCCTAGCGGTCGCCGCCTCGTAAGGCAAATTCTCGCGCAGGCAGTACAGCCCCGCCGCCAATCCCACCACCGCAAGCTCCAGCGTCTCCTGCGCGGTCCCCTCGGCGGTCACCCAGCGGCAGGTCGACCAGGTGGGGTGGTCGGTCGGGTAGATGCTCAGCGTCGCGTGGTCGTTCGTCTCATGTGCGGCCTTGATGCCGTCGACATCGCTCTCGACGTTCACCTGCTCGGCGATGTCGCGGAGCTGCCACAGGAAGGCGATGGCGGCCTTCTCCTCCTGCGCGATCTCGGGGTACATGTGGCGTTGCGTCCGGCAGCGGTCCGAGCGCTCTTGGACGCCGTCACTGGCGAGGTCGAGCAGGGTATCGAGCAGGTCTTTGAGGGTGGGGGCGGGGTCGGTGGTCATCTAGCTCACCTCCAGCCCAAGGACACCCTTGAGGTAGTTGGCCGTAGCCGTGACGTGAGCCGAGGTCTTCTGGACCACCCCACCGGTCAGCGCCTTGCCCTCCCAATGCGGGGCCGAGCGTAGCCAGTTGACGTCCTCGAGAGGCTGGAGTCGCCCCTCCCAGTCGCTGTGCTCCGAGACCAGAGCTTCGCCGGCCACTCCGAGAGCTTGCAGAGCCACGGCGTGAGCGTGAACGGTGTCTTGCCGAAGCTCGGCGCTCTGGACTTGGCCGAGGCGAGCGCGCGACCAATCGGGGATGCAGTTGCCGACCTCTTCCCAGAAGCGGTGAGCCAGAGCCGCCTGCTGCTTCGTTGGCGAACCCTTGCGGCCAATCCCGAGCAGAGCCTGCGTGGCCTGGTGGATCGCGCCGATGGTGAACAGCTTGCGACTGGCCTTGCCAATGCTGGGCTTCTCCATCTCGGTCAGCCCCCGGAAGGTCGGATTCCTGGTGGCTAGATCGCGGGCGAGGTCAGCCATGGCGTCGCGGTGATCATACAGCACACCGAGACTCTTGGCGGGCTTGGCGCCGTGGAAGTTCAGGTCCGAGAAGAGCTGCTGCGAACGCTTCAGGCCAGCGTCTATGAACAGCACCACGGACAGGCTCTCGCTCGCCAACTCGGGCCGCTCCTTGATGGCGCGGATGATGGCCGCCCTTCGGTGCTGGCCGTCGTTGACGAGGATGGTGGCCGACATTGGCACGTGGAGAGTCCCAATGTTGTGGTTGCCCTCGCTGGCCTCGAACCGGACCTCGGCGGCGATGCTCGCGATGATGGGCGGGAGCACGTAGTCGTTGGCGTTGTCCACGAGATAGCGAGCAATCCCAGGCACTCGCGAGGGGTTGAGCACTCGTTGCGCCCGGAGCTCGGGGCTCAGCTCTTCCTCGTCAATCACGAGGATTCGGGGGATTAGCTGGAGCGGGCACATGATCGAGAAGTAGGAGCGACCGGCCTGGATGCCGCGCAGAGCTGCGAACGAGTAGGCCATGGTTTCCACGCGGGGCGGGGTGGGTTTGGTTTGAGTCTTAGACATGTGGTCCTTTCTATATAGAGGGGGGTCAAACTTCGTCTTCGGCCAGCGCCACAGGGTCCCAGCCAAGGTGATACTCGCCGAACCACTGCCCCACGTGCTCCACCCCATCCACACTCACCGTGAACTCGGTGTCGCCAGGGATCGCGAGGTCAGCGCAGATGGCCGCGTGAGCCGCCGTGGTGACCGCCTCGAGCTGGTCGGCGTTCAAATCGGCAAGGCGCAATGTGTCGAAGGTGACGGCGGCCTCGGTGGTCTGTGCGAAGGTTAGCTTCAGCCGGGTGTCGTCGGCCTCGCGGCACCCGCAGTCTCGCGCGTCGGCGAGGCAGTCTGGGCACTGGTGCTTCTTCAGGGGCTCTTGGTAGTCGCAGCGCATCAGATGTCACCCCAGCGGCTCAGCTCGTCGCCCACCTGTGACAGCTCGAGCCCGCGCAGGGAGAAGGAGCGGCTCACGAGGCAGCGGTTGCCGTTCTCGTGCTCGCAGTAGAGCCCGCGCCCGTTCGTCGCGGTGCGGTAGGTGGTGCGCGTGGAGACCGGCTCGCGGGTCACGGGGTGGCTGTAGGTGTGCACCCAGGTCCACTCCCAGCCGTGGGCGCCGTTGGGGCGGAGGTCGGAGATTCCAGTGGCGATGGTGGCGGTCATTTGCAGGGTCCTTTCTGCCCGGTTTGGGCGCCGGGCCGCCGTAGTGAGGTTAAGCGCCGAACCAAGTCTTGCGCCAGGCTGCATTGGCGGCTTCCTGTGCGCGGTCGGCCTGGTGCTCGGCGAGGATGGCGCGAGCCTCGTCCTCGGTGATGCCGAAGCGCTTGGCGCGGCTGGCGACCAGGGTGGGGCAAAGGGCGAGCTTGGCCGCCTCGAAGGCCTCGGAGTAGCTGAAGGCCGGGGCGGAAGCGACTTCGACGAAGCCGCCGTTCCCCAAGGTGTAGAAGCGTTCGGTGGTGGCGGTGGGGTTCATAGCGGGCTCCTTCTTGCCGGATTTGGGCTCCGGCTGGCCCTTAAAATTTAGCGGTAGCTGTTAGCGATTTGGTTGAGCAGGTAGCGGTCGACGAGGCGCTGCAACGCCTCAACGGTGCGAGGGTTAAGGTTCGCCAACTCGACCCAAGCAAGCTGGCTGCACTCCGTAGCCCAGCCAAGGAAGCGCTCGGCGTGAGCGGCATGTAGAGGCTTGGGGAAGGTGGTCTCTACCCATCCATCCACCCAGCCGCCGTGAGACTTGGTGTTGACGCAGACGACGGCGCCCATAACTGTGATGGTGAAAGAGGTTTGAAAAACAGGCACGGTGTGCCCTCCTTGGGTGGTGTAAGCGGCGAACCGCTTCTCTATGCTCGTCCTCGTAGGCGTCGAGCCTGCCCAGCGTTGCTAGCGCCTTGCGTGGCCCTTTGAAGCGGTTGCCCTCCGCTGTTCCCCTCGCGACTTACGGGGGAGCCCGTCCGGGCTAGCCCCTCCCGCGCGAACGGGGAGTCCCCGCCACCCGGCGGGTATGTTCTGCGAAACTTTAGAGGCTAGTGTGGAGGCCGGTGGCAGAGGTGAAGACTTCGCGGAGACTCTCTGCGTAAATGCCGGTGCTCTCGTTCACGACCCGGGCGTTGGCTCCGCGCATCGCGTAGAAGGCGACATCGTAGAGGTCGGCCGGCGTCAGGGTGATGACCACGGCGCGGATGCCATCCTTCGCGAAACCGTTGACTTTTCACTCTGCAAAAAGGTAGGAAGCAGAAAGCCCGTAAAACCAGGGTTTCTCTGCAGGCACTGGCCCGGGCTGGCCCTTTTTGCAGTTCGTACTTTTCGCTCGCTGCAAGAAGGCAGGTCGCGAAAAACCTGACTAACCCTAGCCTCAGGATACACCCGCACCCTTTTTACCCTTTTTACAGACCGATCCTAGAGAGTGGGGGAGGGTGGAAGGGAAAAGCTCGGCTGGTAAAGTCTCCAGGTCTGGTTGCGACACCAGGGCCAAAGCTCTGCCTAGCGCATCAGATCCGTAGTAATGACAGATACCACCGGCGTGTGGTATTCTGTCTGCGGTTGTCGTAGAGGTCAATCGCGAGCGCTTTCCCGTGCCACCGGGGGCGCTCTGTTTCGTTCTAGAGGTCATCTCGTCTCCTAACCTGGGCCCTACAGGCTCCAGTTAATGTTCTCGGCTCTCGCCGAAGCTTTCTTGTTGGTGGCGGGGTCAATACGGTGTTTGTGTAGGTAAGCGAGCACGTCGCTTACGAGCACCCTTACGCGGTGACCCTCGGCCTCTTGGATGCGCGGCAGCTCGCCGTCCCGGACCAGCTTTGCCGCCGTCTTCTCGTGGGCTCCGATCATCTTGCCAACGGCTTTTAGGCCGATAGCAACGTCATAGTCGGGGTGAGCAACAGCGGGGGCGGTCCCGCACCAAGCTGCAATCTGCTGGCCCTGCAACTGGAGCGCTGAGGCCAAAAGCCTAACCTCGTCTGTCAGGCACGCCACCATCGCCTTTAGGTCGGCGACATCAGACATGGGCAGATTCGCTCTCGAGGGGCCAGCCGTCCGGAGCAAACAATTCCTCTACTGGGCACCCGAGGGTCTGCGCCACCCTTGCACGGACCCTGGGTCCGGCTGGAGTTTTTCCTGCGCGCAAGCGGTATAGGTTGCTTGGATGAGTACCAACGGCGCGGGAAAACTCTGGCATCCCGAGCCCCGCTGCCTCCATGGCTACCTGGATCATGGTCGTCATTTTCTCGACCTCCTTGTCAGTGATAGGCCCAGTGTAGTATCTTCTTGTAACTAGACAAAGTTAAAACTGGTTACAGGGGTTACGAAAAATGCACCGCGGCGACATCACTTTTCACTGGCACCGAGACCCTATCGGGTATGAGGTAAAGCCTGATATCAGGTATGAGAAGAACCCGGATCGAAGCGATAGAGAGGTGAGGGAGGGGCTGGCGATATGGGAGAAGAGCGCCATAGGGGCGGCGGAGACAACTTGGCCGCTCACGCCCAATCCGGTGACAGGTGAATGCGAAAATGACGGCTCTGTCCTTTTGGTTAGCCAACTCGCGGAAGTAGAACTCACCAAGGCCGGCCTTGAGAAGTGGTGCAATCGGCACGGCCTGCTATTCACCGGGGAAGAGCGGTTGCTGCGAGACGCAAAGGGCTTCCTTACCCCTGGCTGCCCCAACAACAGGGTTGTCAACCTGGTCGAAAGCTACAAGGATCCAATCCGACAAGCGAAGGCATTCATGGCGTTCCTGTCAATGATGCAGACAGGAATCGACCCAGGCTATATAAGCCCGCACCCACTCGCTAAGGCACTCGAGGCTCACGGGGTGCCCACCAACCGCTTCCCCGGGTTAGGATATCTCAACATTTTCGAAGCCAGCCCCGAGTGGGAACCCATTCCGCCAGCCTGGCCGGGGCAGGAATTCAAACCTGATGACGTCCCGCTGATGGCGCAAAGGATCCTTTGGTCCTTTCTGTTCAAGGTGCTCAAAGAAAAGGTCAACCTTGTCTCTGTTGTGGAGCAAACGGGGATGGCTGAAAGGATGGCGCTTAGGCCTGTCGACTTCGAGGCAGCCATTTGGTTGCAGGCTTCGTTCCATCTTCACGAAGGGAAACACGCCAGGGTGTGCCCCATCTGCAACAAAGTCTATGAGGTGAGCGCTGAGACCCCGAAGGGTCCCACGTCTCAGCGCTATTGTGGAGGCAGGTCCAGCAAGACTTGCAAAGTTCGGGCCAACGAGCGCCGCCGGGATAAGGCTTTTGAGCTATTCAAGGCTGGCGCGAATGTCCAGGAGGTTCTAGAGCAAGTGAACGGGATGGGGTTCGGAGTATCTAAGCGGGATACAATCGAGGGCTGGAGGGCGAAGGTCAATGGCTAGAGCGGACGGTAAAGACCGTGGACTATTCCAGAAGCCAGCCAACTCCGGCGTGTGGTGGATTCGATTTGCCGACCACCGCAAGCGCGAGCGGCGCTTTAAGGTCGGCAAAAAGAGCGATGCCCAGAAAGCCTATGCCCACAAGAAGCAGATCGTCCAGAAGATCAAGCTGGGGACCCTCCCCGAAACAGCTCTGGACGGCGAGGACATTCCGACCCTGAAGGAATACCTCGAATCGATCACCCCAGAGCTAGAGCAGAAAAAGAGCTGGCGAGACGATCAGCGCTTCCTTAAACGGTGGGTAGCGATGCTCGGAAGCTACGGGATCGACGAAATCCAGGCCAAGCATGCGGTGAAACGACGAACAGCTCAGCTCGCCAAGGGTAAAAAGCCCGCGACCGTAAACCGAGAGACGGCGTTCCTCAAGGCTGCCTTGACCAGAGCGGTACGCGATGGGGTTCTCGAGAAGAATCCCCTAGCCGGCTTCAAGATGCTGCCCGAGAACAACGAGCACGACCTTTATCTCACCGAGCCCCAGGAGGTGCGCCTGGCCGCCGTCATGGCGCCAGAGGACTTCGAGGTGGTAGCGCCATTTAGTTATAGTTTATGGCAGACATCTAGTCAATATGGTTGGCAAATGTTTTTGGCAGACATATACTCAAGGCTATGACAGACGAGGAAAGACGCAAGATGGGGCGGCCCCGAGAGTACGACGGGAATGAGCCTGGAGCGCCGCGACTTACGATCCGATTTCGGCCGGACGTGCTGGCTTGGCTGCGCGCTCAACCGGGAGGACCCCGCCGCGCCATCGAGCGATGGGCCCTGGGCGAGATGGCTGCCGAGCGCAAAAAAGCCCCACCGAAGTGAGGCTGGCTGGAGGCTCCGAGAGGCTTTCGCCCTTCACACCGCTTTCGCTGCCCGCGCAGAGACCAGCTCTGCCCGCAGGAGCGCGATGGCCGTCAGCTCGGAACAGATGGCCCGCGCGTTCGCGACGGTGGCCGGTGCTGAGCGCAGGCGCTGCAGGTTCTCGTGCGCGAGGCGGTAGCGGTCGGAGAGGTCCTGGAGGTTATCGGTGCTGGTCATAGGCACAGGATAGCAGGCGGGGCGAGGGCAATCGGTGACGGTTGTCACTGGGGCGGCTGGGTGTCACTCCTTGCCGCACGATTTGCACGGGTGTCCCGTCAGGTGTCCCCATGTCGGCCGAACTGAGCTGCACTGTGCGGCAAACCCTTACTTCTCTTGGTGGGCCTCGAATCTCCATTTTGCTTGACCTTTCTCGTGAAACTGTGCTATTTTCTCGAGGCTCGCCGGGATAGCTCAGGGGTAGAGCAACTCACTCGTAATGATCGAGGCTCCCCCGCAACCACAACGACTGCCATCGTGGGTGTCCCCAAAGGTGTCCCCAACTATGGTTCTTCCTCTCGGTCGAGCACCTTGACCGCCTCGTGCAGATGGTCGGGAGAGAGCTTCGCGTACCTCTCCGTGATAGTGATCGAGCGGTGTCCCGCGAGAAGCTGGATGGTCCGCAGAGGTGTCCCTGCCATTGCCAACCGGCTGCAGTAGGTATGTCGCAGGTCGTGCCATCGCAGGTCGCGGATTCCGGCCTTCGCTAGCGCGGGCTTGAAGTGCTTTCGGTAGAAGTTGACGCCTGACCACGCCGTCCCCGTCAAAGGGTGGGGGAACAGCCACTCTGACCCCAGCGCCTCGGCGAGCTCCAATTGCTTGATGATGAGCCTCCGCAGGTCGGCCCCCATCGGAACCTCGCGAGGGTAGCCGCTCTTCGTCAGGGGTAACCGGAGAACATTGGCGTCCAGGAGTACCTGGTTCGTCTTCGCCAGGAACTGCTCGGACTGTCTCATGCCCGATAGGAAGGCGATCTGCACGAAGCGCCACTTCCACGGCTCCATGTGTTCACGTAACCGTGCCTCCTCGCTGTCGCTAAGCCAACGTAAGCGGCCGTGGTCCTCCTTGAGCGCCTTGTATCCGCGGAGAGGGTTGGCCGGCAAGATGCGGTCTCTGACTGCCAAATTCAGCAGCGCATGGAGTCGCCTGGTCACGCGATTGACGCTGGCCGGTTGAAGCCCTCGCGCCAGCTCCTTCTGTTGCCACAGGCTCACCATCATCGGCGAAATCTTGGCAATCTTCGGATCGTTGAGGTCTCGGACCAGCCGGTTCTCTATGTGCTCGTGGTAGCGGTGTTGACGGTTGCGGGCCTGGTCGTCAGCGCGGTATCGCTTGGCCAGCTCGGAGAGGCGAACCGGCGTCTGCATCATGTCCGCTTGGATCTGATCCATCATCTCGAGGATCTTCTGTGCGGCCTTCTTGCCGTCTTTGCCGGGTCCACACTTGCGGCGGAATCGACGGCCGGTGTCGAGCTTCTTGTCTACCCAGTAATCGCCCGTCGTTGGGTCTTGTCGAATGTATTGCAGCTTCGTGCTAACTAGTGTGGGAATAGCCATGCTTCTCCTTTGGGAGGCGACCCGGCCGAGAGCGCGAAGAACAGGTTCTTCAGGCGCAGGTCTCGGGCTATCGGCTCGGGGCCTCGTTTTCTTCTGTGCCCTCATCATAAGGGCAGTTCTCAAATCGCGGGACGCGGTCGCCAAGAATTATTTTGGATTCTTGGAATTGACCGCCGCGTCTTCTCCTGGCAAGGGTTGCCGGTAGGCGTTAAGGTCCACGACTCGGCCCCCTCGAGGCCCGTGGTTCTCGTCTCGCCAGGCGATGGCCACCGACTTCCCGTCTTGGGCTCGACGTAGCAGGTTGAGCCTGCACAGCCTCTCCGCGACCGCAGACCGCGTGATCCTGAACCTGTTGGCGATGCCCTCGAGGTGGTGCTTGATTTGTCCATAGTGCATTTTCTCTCGCCGCTGCCAGCAAAGGATCAACTCGCGGCAGTCAGGGTCTTCTCGCAGCATCTCTCGAGGCAGCAAGAAAGTCATCTGGTACGTGAACGCCTCCTCTTCTTGCTGGGCCCCCATCGGGTATCCGCGAACCAAGCGCACTCTGTGCAAACGAAAGTGCGCCATCTCGTGACACTTCAGGCCAACCTCCAGACCCATCAGGTTCGCCTGTGCATGGCACAGCCTCGCCAAGTGCTTGTTGATGAGAATGGCCGGTCGGCTCAGGTCGAGAGCCGCCTCCCTTTGCCCCAGCGGTACCCTGACCACGGGCAGGTTGAGCGCCTCCAATATCTCGTCCAAATGATCGGCTGGGACGCCAGCCTTTCCTCCAAGTAAAAAATTCCGATCATACTCACAAATCTCCTCAAGTTTACTCACTTAGTCCCTCCATCCGTTCGGATTGCTAGACTATCATGAACGTGAACATAAGATCACTAGGTGTGTGCGGAAGGAATGTTTTGGGTCGCTGTCATGTTCACGGAAATAAGCCGAAAATTATTCGAAAAATTTCTGGCTTACATGCATGACCTTACGAAATCATTTCTTTGGCGGGAGTGGGAGATTCTGCTGTTCTGGATCCGTCTCCATAAAGTCGGAAGGATCACGCTTGGTTACAATCAGCGTAGCGCCCCGAAGTCTAACTATGCATTGCAGCACTTGAAACAGGATACTAGAAAAGAAAAGAAGAGCGACATAGGTCAGTTTCGAGATGTCCAAGATGGCTGCCGCAGCGAAAAGCGGAATCCCGGCCAAAGCCCAATAGATGGTCTGATTGAAACTGTCTAGCAGAACTCTGTCTTTTCCCGTCTTTCTGAGGATCTCGAAATGAGGCGATTGAACATAAAGGAGCATAACCGAAACCACGCTAGCCAGTAAGGCCGCTAGCGCCAGGCTTCCTCCTAGAATCGCCTCAATCAAGCTACTCTGGTGAATATCCCGGAAGATTTTGGCGGAAGTTTCCGGGGCCCGCCATCGTAGCACCGCCAAGCAAACGGGTATTACGGCCGCAATAAAGCTATTCGTCCAGAAGGCTTGGCGCATCTTCTATGCTCTTGTCGGTTCCTTTCTTCGGGAGAACCAATTTTGCGTTAAGAATGTGGTCGCGGTGTTGGAGAAAAACGGCGTCTAGTTCAGCGAATGCCGCGATAGGATCCAAAACTCTTGAGCTACTCTTTTTTGTGGGGAGATCCACTTGGAATTCGCAGTACTTTTTGAGCAGATTGTACTGCATTTCCTCGCCCCTGCTCGTCTTGCCCTTAAGACCGAGCTTCTTCACTTGACGTCCGATAGCCTTGCCTTCAGCGAGTTTGGTTAACCATTTTCTGACCCATCCGTCGAACATTTTTGGACTTGTCCGAGACAGCATTATGATTTTAACAAGGTCTGGCTCACTGTCACTTATCAGTTTTCCCATATGCGTGTCTAACTCAGCATCTTCTAGAAGATTTAACTGGTGGTCGGAGCCAGCGACAACCAACTCAAACTGATGAAACTCGTCCACATCTCTTAGAATATCTTCTGGCTTATCTAGATCGGCCAGTTTCCAGAATCCTATAGTACCATGGACTTCTCGCAATCTTGGGTCTAGCTGTCTCGCAATGAAGCGGATCAGATGGAGGTCTTGGGGGCCATTCTTGTGCTTGATGAGACCAATTAGATTAGGAGCAAAAAAACTGAAGAAACAGCTATTGGCAATCCACCCTGCACGATGGTCGAAGTCTTTTAGTTCTCCATTGTGCTCTAGTTCCGGACAATCGTTGCCCGTTGAAAGGGCGAGCTGGTAGCGATTGGAACCGTGGCTGACAAGGGTTAGTCGAGAAGTCTCCGTGAGTTGCTGGACCCGCAAGTCTTTTTCAATAGAGTCGAGGGCAGCAATTAGCGTGGCTGCAGTCAAAGATGCGGAGTTTTTCTCGGATCGGAAGCGCTGAAACCTCAAGCGCCGACTAACTTTTCTCAGTCTTTCTGGCTCAAGCTCCTGGTTTCCACCCTTAGTGGAGACAGCTGCATAGGAGCCCTCGGGCTGCAAGAACCTTGCCGCGCTTCTGGGCTCCAGTGTGCGAACCAAGGGGAGTAATGCGAATTCACCCACCAGCACTTCAGCAACCTTCTTGGACTCGTGATCAATGGCGACAATTACATCGTCGAACGGGTCTGGAGCTTTAACATGAAGTGGGCGCCGAAACTCAGTGTACTCAGGGCCTACCGCTGCCCTTGCTTGCTCGATTGGATCCCTCAATTTTCCTCGCAAGGCACCCGTTGACGGCCGCCTCGAAAGAGGCCCTTCGTGCCATGTTTTCTGTCGACCGCGATCATTGCTCCACGAATATGGGTGGCCATTTTTGCAGTACCCCCTTCATGCTAACCTCGTCGGCGTCGAGCGGAGAGACGGCCGCTTGCCCCATTTCCTTGAGCTTTAGCTCGTCGATGGCCAGTCGCTGAACGTTGGCCATGGCCTTGATGTCGTTGACGTAGGGATCGGCTTTCCTGTTGGCTTTTTCCTCGGCGTCACATATCTGCCTGAAGACCGCCCTCTGGACGCTCTCGGAATCGGGTAGCCGCGGCGTAACCTTTCCACGGACGCCATCCGAACGCTTAAGATAGCGGGACTCCCCCGAGAAGACGTAGACCTCGAAGAATTCTCCAGTCTCTCCAGCGTACTTGACGGAAGAACCGCGTCGAAGGATTCCAATCTTCTCGCCACCCACCGAAGCCCAGACCTGAGCGTCCTTGGTCGCGGTCACTGCATCAACAGGGTCCGGGGCTTTGTAATCGCCAAAGGGGGTAAGGTCCGGCTTTTTCGTTTTACTCTCAGGCGCTTGAGGCTTCTCCGAAGACACCTCTTTGGGGGCCGGCTTCGGCTTAGCGTTCCGCTGCGGAGAGTCGTCGCCGGAGCATACCACAGCGCAAAGGACGAAGAAGGCTGCGACGGAGTAGATGCAGCCCTTAGCAAGGCAACCGGGCACCTTCTTTTGGCCAACAGGTTCAGCCATAGAAGTAACCGCTCATCAACCTTTCCCCCCCTTTTTCTTGTTGTTGCCACCGTCGCCGCGCTTCTTCTTGTCGTTCCGCGCGGCTAACTCGGCCTGCTCGGGAACCGCGACACCCATCTGAAGTGACTCCATCATCAGCGCAAGGTTCTCATCAACGGCGCCGTCGGCGAACTTAGCCACCATCTCGTCGGTCCAAGCGAGTTGGTGGAGCGCTTTCTTGACTGCTTTGGCTTGCTGAATCTCGCCGTTTACGATCTGCATCGCGAGCTCAGGAGATATCGGCACAGGATCGTTCTCGTCTTCTCCCAGCAGCCAAGAGATTTTGACCCCGAGCTGCGCAGCCAACAGGGGCATCTGATCCCAGCTTGGCTTGTACTCCCCGTTGGTCCATCCGCCCACATTGCTGGCCCGCACGTCCATGCGCTTAGCCAGTTCATACTTGCTTATCCCAAGCGCATTCCGCGCCATCTCTAGCCTTTCGGCAAATCGATCCATATCGGCGATCCTAATGCAGAAGTTCTGTATTGACAACGACCGGTTCATCTGTCATAAATGAATACAGAGGAACTGTAATAGTGACTGTAGCCGAAAAGATAAAAGCCCTCCGTCAAGAGCGCGGACTCACCATGAAAGAGCTAGCCGAGGCCCTGGGGCTCAAGCACGCTTCACAGGTATCTAACTGGGAGAACGAGGCCAACGGGCCCAGCAAAACTGCCATTGTTCGCCTGGCCGAATTCTTCGGGAAAGACACCGGATTCTTTTTGGAAGGCGCAAGTACCGCAACCAAAAGTTGACGGCCCTTGGTGGGCCACGACACGGCGTGTTCATACGCCGATTATACGGCCGCTCTCGGTATCGCGGGACGCGCCTACAAGAAAGGAGTGAGAAAATGTATAGACCCGTGATGCAGGGAGGCCGTGGATTCGTGAGCCTCACCCCCGAAATCGACAAACACCAAGAGTACTGGGAAAACGTCGTCTCCATCGGCCTGACGCAGATTCAACGCTGCGAGGATGCCCGGTGGAAGGTCCGTCAAGCCGTCGAGGAGCGCAAGGTGATTCCCGTCGACTTTCAACCCCGACCCGCCCAGATAAGAACAAAGCCGCCCAAAAGAGCGGCTTAGCTTTCCCGCTCGGCGTTCACAGCGCCGGGTGGGGTTCCCTCGGAGAGAGTTCTTGCCTCCGAGTATATCAACCGCTGGAGGTTTTCACAAGAGTGTCTGCTCTAACCCTGACCGTAAAAGACATCGCTACTGACCTTCGTGTCCACGAGGACACCATCTACCGCGCTCTCTGGGCCGGGAAGCTCCGTGGCACCAAGCACAGCTTCGGCTGGCGCATTGCCCCATCTGACTACCGCAAGTGGCTCGACCATCATAGCTCTTCGCCTGCCGACGAGAAGGAAGCTCTGAAGGAGGCCCTCTATGGCCGCCGCTAACGACCGCTACGCCCTCGGTGTCCACACCATCTCCGAGGACGCTTACCCCGCGTTCCTGCTGGCTAAAATCCAGGCCGACCACGCGCAAGCCCCCGCAGAATCCCCCCTCCTCGGAGCCGCCGCCGTCGTTGGCGCCGTGCTGGGCGTCGTCCTCGTGTGCTACTGGCTGGGAGGTGTGTTGTCATGAGGGAGATTCACAGCATCCGCTACAGTCTCACGCTGGGCAGCCGCGCCGACGAGGTGTTCGCCGACACCTTGTGGGCCGAGGGCGAGAAGTTCGCGCGCATCCTCCAGGACGGCGACCTCGTGACCGCCGTTCTCGCGGAGGTGCCCGAGGGGCTATCGTCGCGGCCGGCGCGCACGTTCACCTGTCCCCTGGAGGCCGTCAAGTGGCTCACCCGTGGCCTGCGTAGCGACGCCCGAGCGCTGTACATCGAGGCCGAGCAGGCGCAAGGGCTGGTGGCGGCATGAGCTATCTAGTACGCCTACCCGTCTGGATCGAGGTCTACGCCGACGAGGCTCCCGCCGACCCCGAGGCCTTCGCCAAAGACGCCGCCGAGGATGGAAGTGCCAACCTGGTGGTGGTCGGACCCGCCGAGACCACTTGCGTTGACTGCGGTCTCGGGCCTGACCACTGCGGGTGTGTCTCAGACGACGAGGACGCCCGCCAACTCGATAACCTGCAGAGAGCGAGAGATATCGCGGCATGATCGAAACTTCTCACCTCCAAATCGCCCGTGACGCCCTCCGCGAAAAAGTCGATGCCCTTGAAAAAGAGCGCGATAAGGCCGCGAAGGCGGTGCGGGAATACACGAATGTAGGCGACTGGCTTGCCCTCGGTCGGGAGCACTACGAGGCTTTTGAGGCCGCCGCCACCGAGCGATACCGCGAGGCGCTGTTTGCCCTGGACGCGCTAGGCAACCGCCTGGAGAGCCTGGAGCGCAAAGTCAAGAAGGCTCCCAGCTCGGTGACCCTCGCCTTCACCATGTCGATGCCTGGCCGCAACTCGTGGAACGGGCGCTGGTCGGGCGAGGACAAGGTCTACGCCCTGGTCCGCACCTTTCGCGGCAAAGACGTTCCCGCAGCGCAGGCCCTGGTCGCTAAAGACTACCTCTACCGCTGGGATGACGGCTGGTGCGCGGGCGTAACCGTCACCGAAGTCACGAGCGCGGAGGCTGCCAAGCTGCGCCGCAAGTCGGCCGGCTTCTGCGGCTACGACTGGATGGTTGGCTCGATCGTCAGACACGGCCGCATCACCACCGACCACGACCTTGCCAAGGAGGCTTCATGCGCAACCTAACCATGTACGGCTACGCCGCCGAGGGCAAGCACGATCTCGGTGCCTACGCCTTTCTTCACGAAGACCAGCGCGACGAGGAGGCCAAAGAGGCCCACCGTTTCGGTACCAACACCCGTGTGCGGAAATTCAAGTTCACGCTCGAGTTTGCCGAGGACCTGTTCCCGGCCGAGCCCGAGGTTAACGGCGGAGCGACCAAGGCGGTGCTTTCATGAACGGCTTCACCGACGAGCAATGGGTTCGCTACCAAGCGGAGCACACCGCCGCCGCTACCGAGATGCTCTATCGCAACGTGCGCGACAAAGCCACCGAGGTGCACAACGAGAAGCTGCGCGAGCTTCGCCCCATCGGCGGTGTCATCGCTAGCGCCGTCACCGGCAACCCCCAGGCCCCGGCCGAGGTTCGCGAGTTCTGGGCGCGGATTGGAGACCGCAAGTGAAGATCCATCCCACGTTTCGCGCCGCCGAGTATCCCGTCGACTGGAGCCGCCTCACCGTGCTCTCGGTGGCGCTGGGCAAGCTGCCTTGCTACGGCGAGCCCGACCCCTACCTCGCACACCTCGTTGACCGCGACCCGCCTGCGCTGTCCGAGGCGCGGATGGAGGACCTGCGGGGCCTGGCCCGTGCCGGCGTGACACCCGAGGAGATTCTGGCGAGGCTTTCGCCGGACGAGCTTGCGAGGTTGCCCTACTGATGGCCACTAACGAGAAAATCGAATCCCGCCTGATGTCGCACGTCTACGCTCTCGAACTGCTGAAATCAGAGTTCATGGAGATCATCTCCGCCGAGGAGCCCGCGACCGACCGGGCCGTCAAGGCGGCCGCCCTCTTTGCCCGAGCAACGGAGGACTTCGGGTCCTTTATCGCCTGCGTGAAGGACGACATTGCCCATCTGGTGCCCGCCGCGAAAGACGAGTTCCAGGTGGGGAAAATCCGCGTTCGCCATACCATCACCGAAAACAAGAAGCTCGACCAGGAGCGCTGGGCCGAAGCCGTAGGCGCATCTGAGGAGTTGGCCCGTATCGAGCAGGCTTCCACCCAAGCCGCTGCGGCTCTCCGAAAGGCGCGCCTCCCCTATATGCTGCCGAGCTATGGCATTGAGATCAAGGAAGTGAAGTGATATGAGCATTTTTAAGAAAGCCACCCGTGACCAACTGAAGCTCCGCATGGCGCTGGCCGGCCCGAGCGGGAGCGGCAAGACGTTCTCCGCCATGACCATCGCCAAGCGATTCGGGAAGGTCGCGGTCATTGACACCGAGCACCGCAGCGCCAGTCGCTACGCCGACCTGTTCGAGTTCGACGTGGACGAGTTCGAGCCACCGTTCCATCCCGACCGCCTGATCCGCCACATCAACGCCGCCGAAGAGGCAGGCTACGACGTTGTGGTCGTGGATAGCCTGTCCCATTTCTGGGCTGGCAAAGGCGGCATCCTAGAGATTGTCGACGAGGTGACCGCCAAGTCTCGCAGCAAGAATTCTTACAATGCCTGGAACGATGGCACGGCCATCTTCAACGACATGGTCGACAAGATCATCCGCTGCAAGATTCACATCATCTGCACTATGCGAAGCAAGTCTGAGTACCTCCAGACCGAGGACGACAAGGGCCGCAAGAAGATCGAGAAGGTCGGTACCAAGCCCATCCAGCGTGATGGCCTGGAATATGAGTTTGACCTCGTTTACGACATGGACCTTCAACACAAGGCCATCGTCTGCAAGAGCCGCGTGTTCGGTGCTCCGGACGTGGTGCGTTTGCCCGGTGTAGAGTTGGCCGAGCTTCTCTACAACTGGACGCAGACCGGGTCTCCACCAGCGCCGAGCCAGCCGGCGAAGACTCCCGAGGAAGATCGCCATGCCCGCACCCTGGCCCGCCTCCGTGAGTTGTTCGGCAAGGTTTATGGCAAAGACGCCAAGGCCTTCTCCGAGACCTTCGGCGTGGAGGCCAAGGACCTGCCCTCTCTGTCTCTCGAGGAGCTGGAGGCCATCGGTCGCGGTCTGGCCGCCCTGTCCGAGAAACGCCTGCAACCCGCACCACCTGCCGACCCTGAGCCCGTGACCACTCCCGCCAAGGCGGAGCCGCTGTTCAAGGATGCCAACCCCGAGAAGTACGCCTCGATGAAGGCCAAGCTGTTCGCGGTGGCCGGCGAGGTTTGGCCCGACGACGTGAAGAGCGAGAAGACCTACGCTTTCTTCGCCGAGCACAGCCTTCTCGCTGGACACCCCACGCAGGCCCGCCGTTCCGTGAGCCTGTCGACCGAGCGCCAACTCTCCGACGCCATCAAAGCCGTCGAGAAGAAGCACACCACCAAAGCCGCCCTGACCGGCGTGAAAAACTAGGAGAAGACCATGAATTCTGTTGCTATTACGGGCCGCTTAGGCGGAGACCCCGAATTGAGATTCACGAACAACGGGAAAGCCGTTGCTTCGTTCTCACTGGCCATCAAGCAGACCAAAGAGATTACCCATTGGGTACAGTGTGAAGCGTGGGAGAAGACCGCCGAGTTCATCAACCAGTATTTCGTAAAGGGCGATGGCATCGAGATTGTCGGCTCCCTCAAAGAGGAGACCTGGCAAGATAAAAACGGTGGAGGCAAGCGCTCTAAGCTCATGGTGCGCGTTGGCCAGGCGCACTTCCCCGAAGGCAAAGCCGGTGGCAATGGCGGACAGGGAGAGGGCGACCGCCAGCCTGCCCGAAGTGGCCAGCAGTCATCTCGTGGCGGGCGCAACGACTACGGCAACGACTCGGGGCTGAACCACGACGACCTCGGACCCGACGAGATCCCGTTTTGATGGCCACCTCTACCCCCACCCAACTCTATCGCATCGAGGCGCAGGTATCTCCCCTCCACGCCGAGGCCCTCACCCTCCGCGGCTATGCCTTCGCTCCCGAGCCAAAGGGAGTCTGGCAGCGCACGGTTCCCGAGGCCGACCGCGACCGCGAGCTAGCGTGGGTCGACGCCAACGCCCCTGGCTGCCGTCGCAAGGCTGTGGCTGTTCCGCTGGAGGTGGCGAGATGAGCGACCTTAGCCCCAAAGACCACCTTCGCGAAGCCGTGGCCGCCCTGCGCGAGAAGCTCGAGGAGATGCCCGACCAATGCTGGAGCGCCGAGGAAATCGACGCCACCCGCCAAGCCCTGGGCTATCTCCAGAGCTTGGCCAAGGTCGCCAATGCTATCACCGTGACGGCTAAGACTAGGCCCGGTCGCGGTGAGTGGGTCGACTTCGAGCACCGCAACTGCGACGGCACCGTGTCCATCCAGCGTGTCTACGACGAGACGAGCGGTCACCGAGGCCTGTTCATCCCCGACAAGGGCATCAAGCCCAATCATGCCGACACCATCAAGGCCGAGGGCTGGGACGCTATGGCGCGAGGCCTTCTCGACCACATGGCCGTCGCTGAGTGGACCCGCCGCAACCGGACAGAGGTAACACCGTGAAGCCCCTATCCACCAAACCCATCATCCGCGACGGCGTCACCATCGCCAACGCCTACCAGTGGAGCTTCGGTTGGTGCGCCGAGTGGGTCGAGTTTGAGGGCGAACAGGAGAAGGCTCGACCCTTCAGCCTCCTCAGTCACCCCTCCAGCAAGCACGATATTTGCGCCACCTTCGAGACTCTGAAGCAGAACGTGCTCCGAACGCATGCCGAGCTGACGAAGCAGGGCCTGGCGTTCAATGCCGTGCCTCCGACTGTCGAGGTGGTCTTCTACGGTGCCAGCGACGACAACATTGAGATCGAGGGTCCGATAGAAGGCGCTGACGAGTACGGCGCTTGGATGAGCCGCGACCACAGGGGCTGCGGGGTGGTCGGCATCTTCCTCCTTGAGGGCTACGGTGGAGCCTGCCATATCAACGCCATCTATGACGGCTGCTGGTCGTTTGCCGTGGGCCAGACCGAGGAGAACACGCCCCTGCCGCCCTGGCCAGTATCGTTGTCGGCCGAGGGCTACACCACCAAGCTTACCCTGACCGTGCCCGTGGGAACTAGCGTGAGCAAGGTTGGTGACGACGATGAGTAGCCCCTTCAACCCCTTCGTCGTTGCCGTGGAGGCGCTGCGCGAACGCATCGACGCCTACGAGGACGTTATCGCTACCCGCGAGGAGCACGACGTGCCCACCGACTCCCACGAGCAGCGATTGGCTGACACTCGAAAGGCGCTGGCTCGCTTCGAGCGCCTAGCCGCCAGAGAGGTGGAGGCGCCCGGCGAGGGCTCTCTATCGCTCGGCAACCTCACTTACGCCCCCGAGGCTGACGGCGCCCTTCGTGTCGACCTCGACGGCTACGGGGTTAGCGGGCGCATGTGGATGGACACGGCCGAGAAGGTCGCCCTCCATCGCTACCTTGGCGGCTTCGTGTTGCCGAAGGTGGAGCGGTTCCCTGTTGGCTCGCGCACGGATGCGGCGGGCTTCACCGGCAGGCCGTGGGTGGACATCGCTGTCTATCGCACGACGAACCGCGTTCACGTTGGCGAGAAGGTCTTGACGCCGAAGGGGGCCCGTGCCCTTGCCGCGTGTCTGCAGGCTGCTGCTGATGAAGCGGAGGGGGTGGCCAATGCTTAAGCCCTCCTTCATCACCTTCACCGGCGTCGACGAGCGCACCGACTGGCAGCGCGTCCAAGCGCTAAGCGACCGCTATCCCGTGGAATGGGCCGCGCTGTTTTCTCGGGACCGGCAGGGCCGCGAACGGCGCTACCCGTCAGCGGCCTGCATAGGGGCGTTTCGCGCTCTGCCCGTGACCAAGGCGGCCCACGTCTGCGGATGCTACGCCAAAGCGGTCATGGCCTGGTCTCAAGTTGACCTCGACCTGACGGGCTTCGACCGTATTCAGGTCAACCACAGTAAGCCCGAGGCCGGTGCTATTCGCGCTTTCGCTCAGGAGTGGGGAGCGAAGGGCATCATGCAGACCCGCACCCTCGAGTTTCCTTACGGCCAACGCGTTGCACAACTCTTCGACCGCTCAGGCGGGCGTGGAGAATATCCGAGCCGTTGGCCCACCCACCCCGGCAACGGTCGTCTCGTGGGCTATGCTGGCGGTATCGGCCCCGACAACGTGCTCGACACTCTCCGCGCCATCGTCGCGACCGGCCCTTACTGGATCGACATGGAGAGCGGCGTGCGCACGGACGACTGGCTGGACCTCGACAAGTGCGAGGCTGTGCTGCGGGCGGTGTATGGCAAGGCGGTGCCCCGATGAACGCCAAGGCCCGCAAAGCGCTGCTCGCCCACGAGGTATTCGGCCAACTCGCGGCGGCCATCGAGTGGCACGTGGCGACTAGCGACTGGGACGCCTTCAACTCCGACGACTTCACGGCCGAGGAAATTCAGGCCGCACTGGAAGAGCATCGCCAGAAGTTCCGCGCTAAAGCCCACGAGAACTGGAACAGGTTCAAGCGGGAGGTCCACCGATGAGCGTCCCCCGTTTCGTTCTAGAGGAGCCCATCGACTGGGCTCTCCTCGTTTGGTACCTATCGCCGGAAGAGCGATGGCTGTTGGCCGTGTTCTGCCGCGCCTTGCTCCGCGTAAGGTCGCAGGAGGCTACGGCATGACCGACGAGGAGCTTCAGTACCTCAAGGATTGGCACCACAGCACTCAGGGCTTGATTGGTCTGGTTCACTGGAACCTAAAACAGGCGAACGGTCTGGGCGAGTTGGGTGACAAGAGCCAACGAGCCTACGAGTTGGTTTCGTCCTTCGTTCGTAACGCGCCGCGAAGCCCTGGCGAGCGTCGCCTAGCCGAGAGCCAAGCCAAGGCCGAAGCCCGTTACAAATACGGGGATGGCTGGTGCGACCAGATCAAAGACCACCGTTCCGAGTGCGAAGTCTGCATGAAGACCTACGACGACGGCGAGGTGCCACATGTCTAGCACCCTAGCCCAACGTCTTCGCGTCGCCGCAGAAGCTGAGAACGTTCGTCGTCACGTCACGCGGAGCCACCTCGACGGCATGGTGCGCTGGAAGGGCCGTCCCTCCTCGATAGGCCCGTTCCTCCTGCGCGTCCTGCAAACCGGCCCTGAGACATGGAGCGCGCTGGAGGTCGTGAAGGTCGAGTGCGGCCGCGATGGCCACTCGGAGCACTTCTACCAGCGCACGGGCGCCATCATCGCCAACGCTGACAGCACTGATGCCGCTATCCGCGCCGGGCTTCTGGCGTTGGCGGAGCGACTGGAGGCCTCGAATGGCTAAGCGCACGGCAAACTTCGGCGACTCACCTCGCACCGTTCCCGCCAACCCGCCCTTGCTCTTCCTCGACATCGACGGCGTGCTCAACGGCCACGAGCAACACGCGAACAAGTTCTGCGGCATCGGCGCAACCCAGGCCGCGTTCCTGAACCAGATTCTCGCCGACGTGCCCGACCTGCAGATCGTGGTCTCCTCCGCGTGGCGCTACATGATTCTCGGTGGGGCGATGACCCTTAAGGGCTTCGAGCACTTGCTGCAGACCCACGGTGTCTGCGCCTACAACCGCCTGCACGGGCACACCGAGGCCGACCTAACCGACGAGATTCTTGGAGGCGGGCCGCCTCCATACGGTGGGAGAGCCGAGCTTATCGAGCGCTACGTCGACCAGCACCAGCCGAGCGCCTGGGCCGTCGTCGATGACCTGTTGCTCGCGGTCGACAACTTCGTGCAGACCGACCCCAAGCGGGGGCTCACCGAGGCGAACGTGGCCGACATCGTCACGATCCTGATGTGGGACGGGGCGACGCCATGACCACCTGGTTCTTCATCCTCGACTGCTCCGACGACAGGTTCAAGGTGCTGTCTCGGCATCGCGCCAAGCACGTCGCCTTTGCCCGCCTCAAGAAGGGCCATCGCTGTCACGCCATATTCCGCCTGCAGAAGGGGCTCTACCACAAGATCTCCCGATGGGTGACGCCCTACGACCAACCCGGCTTCTTCAAGGAGGTCGACCTAGCCAGCGACCTTCACCGAGAGCTTCTAGCCAAAATGGAGACCCACCAATGACCGCATACATTCACGGCACCTACCTGGTCCGTTCCCCCGACTACCACGGCGACGACGAGGGCTCGCCCGTCGAGGCCAGCTTCCCCGACGACGCGGCCGAGAAGTACGCCGCCGAGAACGACTGCGAGCACGACTACCGCTTCCAGGATGGCGACGGCATTGTGCTCGAGGTCACGCACCCCGACGGCAAGGTCAGCCACTGGCGCACTTGGGGCGAGCGGGACGTCGTCTACCGCTCCCTCGAGGTGGACGAGCAGGGGGCAAAGGTATGACTGCCACCAAGTGGAACCCCCGATACGCCGCATACGCCCTCGCGAACAACCGCACGCCCGAGGAGCAGAAGGCTGCCGAGCCCGGCAACTGCGGCTACATCCTGTGGGTGACGAAGGCGCTGCGTGAGTACCGCGAGGAGAACGACCTCGAGGAGTGGGCGCCGCTGAGCAATGACGACGTGGACACCTGGCTGTGGATGCACGCCGAGGGCGAGCGCATCCTGGCGATGAGTGACGAGGAGATTCTCGCTGACTGCCGGGCACGAGGCGAGGACCCCGAGGTGGTCGCTGCCGAGACCAAGGCTATGCTGCTGGCCGCGCTTGATGCCGCCTGCGGGCCGACGGAGGCGACGGTATGACCGCCGAGACCTTCGCGCAAAACTTGCGAGCCGAGATGGGGCGGCTCTTCAAATCGCATTGCGATCTATATACCGCTCTCCCCACCGGTCTTAAGCGATCATCGGGTGACTTCATAAACGGACGACGGCTCCCCACCCCCGCCGCAATCATCGCCCTCGCCACCGCCCTCGGCTGCCCCGTTGAGCGGCTAACCGTCTCGCGGGAGGAGTTGGAACGGCGCTGGTTGCGCGCGTCTCAGTCGCTCTATCGCGTGCGAGAGTACGCCGACGCGGCCCGAGGAGAGGGCGACACCGAGACCGCCGAGTACCTCCACATGCTCCTCGACGAAGAGAGGGTTCCAGACCTGTGGTGGTGGCAACACGCCGAGGACGAGGAGAAGCTCGACCGCCTTCAGGAGGAGTGCGACCACCACGCCGCCCGAGCTTCGAAGCTGGACTGCGAGCGAACCGACCTCGAGTATCGCGTAGCCGAGCTTGAGCGTCGCCTAGCCAGCGCCGAAGCCGCTTGCGCCGATGTCTCGTGGGAGTGCCCTGGGTGCGCCGCTGCGAGAGAGGCCAAGCCATGAGCATGGACTCCTTCGGTCAACCATACTACGACGCCGTCAAACGCCGCTTCCTCAAGGACGTTGAAGGGCACACCATCACACTGGCGATGGCCGACCCGTTGCCTTCCCGTTACATCGTGGTCCGCAACCCGAAGGAGAGCGGCTACTGGTGGAAGATCGTCACCTACCCAGGCGGCCTGCTCATAACTGGGGACATGGGCACCTACTGCTTCGAGCGCGAGAACGACATGTTCGGCTGGTGGCCGGCGGACTACCGAGGTCACCCATCTTATTCCTACATCGCAGAGAAGTGCGTCGCCGCCGACAAGGGCGGGACTGGAGTCAAGCGCTTCAACGAGGCCAAAGCCAAGCACCTGATCGATGAGCTCGAGCGCGAGCATCGCGAGGAGTACGGGCCACAGGCGGCCGAGGACGAGGACGACGAGCCGATAGAGGATCGAACCAACCCCGATTTCCTGCAAATGATCGTCTCCATTCGCGAGTGGTTCGACAGCGACGAATTCCATGAGAGCGACACCTTGTTCTATCAGGCCATCGAGAGAGCGAATCAGCGCCTCTGGAATGAGCGCACCGGCGAGAGCACCCGCGACTATGATCGATTCCACATCGACCTTTGCGAATTCGGCTCACCCAACGACTACAGCTTCCATTTCCTCTGGTGTGTTCACGCCGTGCGCTGGACCATCGACCGCTTAGCCGCGCAGCAAACCGAGAGCGAGGCGCGCGAACAGAGCCTGCTTCAACTCCTAAACCAAACCGAAAGCGAGACACCATCATGACCACAAATGACCGCACCATCGCCCGCGCCATCCACGGCGACACCAAGCCCGAGCTGCGCGACGTTACCGCCGACTACGACGAGATGCGTGCCGCGTACAACAGCGCCAAGCTTGGCGAGGAGGCCTGCGAGAAGCTGCTCGACACGATGGCCGCGGTGGTCAAGGAGGATCACCCTCCCGCCGAGATGCTCTTGCGGCTCAAGGCTTGCCTGACGCACCATGACCGCGAAGTGCGCCCTTTGCTTCGTCGCGACATGGCCGCCACTGCCGCCCCAGAGGTGCCAGCATGAACCTCACCACCTCGCACACCATCGTTCCCCTCGCAGACCACCCGAGCCGCAACGACGACACCGCGCAGATCGTGTGGACCGAGTTCGCTCGCCGCCTCCCGACCGTCTACGCCGTACGCGGTGGCTTCCTTCTCACGTGGGGCGGGAGCGCTGTGCTGGAGCTGTTCGCGACCGAGGGCGAGGCCGTCAGCGCGTGGCGTGGTATTGCCAAGGAGGCCTTATGACCGCTGAGCGCCTAGCCGAAATCCGCGAGGCCGCCGCTACCAAGGCGCCCGCTCACGCCGCTGACCACCGCCGCGAGCTGCTCGACCACGTGCGAGAGATGGAGTGCGCCCGCGACCTGGCCGTGCGCCGTTGCGAGGACTGGTTCGCGATCGCGCAGACCCTCCGCGCCGAGGTCGACACCCTTCTCGTGCGCGTGCAGGCTGCCGAGGGGCGCCATCAGCAGAACGTGCAGATTCGCAAGATGTGGCTTGAGGAGCGGCGGAGGAAGGCTTCGCCCGAACTGCAGGATCGAGTGGAGGAGTTGGCCCGAGAGGTGCGCGACCTTCAGTGCGACTTGCGCAACGCGGAAGAGGACGCGCAGGAGGACCGCGACGAGGTCGACCGCCTTCGCAAGTTAGTCCCGTATGAGTGCCAATGGGCGACGCCTGGCGAGGTGCGGAGATGAGAGGCGATCACACCGTTCTTCGTGGCGCCATCAAGGACCACCGTGTCGCCTCTCTCGCCGACCTCAATGCTCGACCTTTGCGCAGGCTTGCCAAGCGCCGATGCCGTGGCGTCAAGCTTGGCAAGACCTGTCAGCGAGTGCTCGAGTTCATCGCCTCCTGCGCTTACAGCCCTTCGCTACGGGAGATTGGCGAGGCCGTTGGGCTCTCAAGCTCAAGCTCGGTGCAGGCCCACGTGAAGAATCTGGAGGCCTTGGGCTATCTAGAGCCGTCGGTACCCGGCAAGCCTCGATCCATCGTGCTGGCCAACCGCCCCGACTACCTCGGCCGAGCCCTAGCCCTCGCGCAAAGCCTCGCTTCGGAGACCGGCCGCGAAGATGCCACAACGCTGCTCGACATCCTCGAAAAGATGGCAGGGCTGGACCCACGTGATGGGACCGCCGAGAGCATCGCCGAAGCTTCCATGCCCCACAATTCACCGCAGAAAGAGAACCAGTCATGACGATACACTACCGCTGCAACCCTGACGGCACCTCGACCCCCACTGAGCCCTGCGACCTCACGCCCATTTGCTTCGGCGTCGCTAAGCTTGTCGCGGGTCTCGAGAGCGCGCTGCTGGAGGTGCGAGATGCGTAACCTCCGCCTCTTCATCGCCGGAGCCAGTAGTCAGCGCCTGGCTGTGCGCGAGGTCATCGACGCCTGCACCGCCCTCGGCCACACCGTGACATACGACTGGACCCGGGCGCCAGAGTGGGAGCAAGACTTCCCGCTGACCCGCCTTCAGTCCATCGCCGCAGCCGAGGCCAACATGGCTGGAGTGCGAGAGTGCTGGGCGCTCATCTGGGTCGTGGACCGCGACCACCCGAGCCACGGAGCACCGTTCGAGGCTGGCGTCGCTTGGGCGTCTGGCAAGCCTGTCGTCGCGCTTTGGTCGGGAGACCTCGCCGCTATGGACTACTGGATCTACGCGGCTGGAGCGATGGGCCATGCGGTTCACAACGTGCGCAGCGCCATCTATGTTCTCTCTGACCTCGTGCTGGGGTTCAGGCCTCCCGAATCTGACTTCGAGACCTTAGCCGAAGCCGACGTTCCCGGGCAGATTCTGCTCGCGGAGGTGGCGTTGTGAGCACGGGTATCGAGTGGACCGACGAGACTTACAACCCGCTCAGCGGCTGCGACAAGATTAGCCCTGGCTGTGCTCATTGCTACGCCGAAGTGATGGCCAAGCGCCTGCAGAGGATGGGCCAGCCTAACTACCGCGACGGCTTCAAGCTCACCTTCCACCCGCACATGCTCGACAGACCGCGCCGGTGGAAACGGCCGCGCATGATCTTCGTCAACAGCATGAGCGACCTGTTCCATGTCGGGGTCCCGTTGGAGTACATCCAGAGGGTCTTCACGGTCATGCGCGAGACGCCCCAGCACACCTACCAGGTGTTGACAAAGCGCGCTGATCGCCTCGCCTCTCTGGCGCCAGAGATCGACTGGCCGGCCAATGTTTGGCAAGGGGTCTCAGTCGAGAACCGCCGCTTCACTGACCGCATTGACCACCTTCGAACCGTGCCGGCCACCGTGCGCTTTCTATCGCTAGAGCCTCTACTGGGCCCGCTTCCGAACCTGAACCTCGAGGGCATCCACTGGGTGATCGTCGGTGGCGAGAGCGGCAACGGTGCGCGGCCGATGGAAGAGGCTTGGGTCCGCGACATCAAGGCGCAGTGTGACCGCGCGGGCGTGGCGTTCTTCTTCAAGCAGTGGGGAGGCACGAACAAGAAGGCCACCGGGCGCCTGCTCGACGGCCGCACGTGGGACGCGATGCCACCAAGAGGGGTGCTCGCATGATCATCGATACCCCACCACCAACGGGCCTAATCCCCATCTCGTTTGACCAGCCCCGCGTTGAGCTCCAAGCGCCGCTGTCGAAGGCCAAGGGCAAAGCAGAGATGCTCGCGAGATGGCAGGCCGCTATCGACGCCGCAAGCCGTCACCCTGGCACGTTCACCGAGTTGGCCGACTACGCGCAGCACCAGCAGGCTATGCGCCTCTGCCGTGACTACCTCGCCGAGGCTATCACCCACGCCCGCAGCAAGTCCGCGAGTGTCGGCGGTGGCCCCCAAGCGGTCTCGACACCGCGACCGTTCTTCGAGTTCGTGCAGGCTCACCTCGGCGTATACTTCGGCATCGACCTCGCCGCGGTGGCCGAGAACGCCCTCTGCGCCGAGTACTTCGGGCCGTGCGCAGGGTCGCTTGCATGCGACGCCCTCACGCAGGACTGGGCCGCTGTCACCGGGCCGAGTCGCTGGGGCTGGCTAAACCCGCCCTTCTCGCACGTTCTGCCCTGGGTCCGCAAGGCCCGGCTCGAGTGCGCCAGAGGTGCGCGCCTGGTCATGTTGCTCAAGCTCGCGCCCGGCACCAAGTGGCACATCGAGGAGATTGACGGCCAGAACTGCAGCGTCTTCAAGATGAGAGGGCGCCTGAAGTTCCCTGGCTTCGACCACGGAGCCGCGTTCGACACGCAAGTGGTCATGTTTGACGGACTGCCCTTCCGTGAACGCACATGGGACTGGAGGCCTGCGATGAAGGCTGCGGGGTTCGAGGTATGATCATCCTGCCTTACGCCAACGCCAGCTTCGCCACCGCTGAGCTAGACCCACCATGGGACGGCAAGGAGAAAGGCTGCCGTGGCTATGCCGGTGTCAAAGGCTACGACGTGGATGCCGCCTCTCAGTACGAGAACGTGATGTCTCTCGCCGAGATCGAGGCCCTCGGCTTCGAGGCCATCCGCTGCTGCAAGCCGAGCTTCCACCTCTGGCTCTGGGTCACGGAGTTGTTCCTCGAAGAGGGGCTGCTGCTGCTCAAGCGGTGGGGCCTGCAGCGCAAGCGAACGCACGTGTGGGTCAAGACCACGAGGGGCATTTCGCGCACGCTGAAGGGGCTCGAAGGCTTCTCTCGCCAGCGCATAGCCGAAGCTTCGGAGGTCCTGGAGGCAGCCGGCTACTCTGGCAAGCCGTACTCGCGCACCGGTCACTGGGGCAAGATGGGTCACGAGTACCTCATCATGGCCACCAACGACGCTAGCATGCGCACCCTCAACGCGACCCGCGAGCCGAGCGTGTTCTTCGCGCCTGTACCCGATGGCAAGCACTCGGCCAAGCCGCCCGAGGCTTACGACCTTATCGCGCGCAACAGCCCTGGCCCTCGCTTGAGCTTGTTCCAGCGCACACACCGACCCGGCTTCGAGTGCTGGGGGAATCAACTGGAGGCGGTTTCGTGAGTTCACGTTATCAACAGGGTTGTCCACTGGCGTTATCTACGGGCCCCTGCCGAACCCTGACCCTCACCCGAGAGCAGCGCGACCGCGAGAGTGCCGAGATGCTGGTTCGCGGCAACGTGCTCAGTCTCGTCGGCCGCACCGTGCCGAGAAGCGCTGGACACATGGTGGACTGCAAGTGTTGCGGCAAGACGTTCCGTGTAATCCACCACAAACAAGTCGTTTGCAGTGAGGCGTGTCGCAAACGATGGGACCGGGTGCGCAGCGGCAACCGACCAGGGCGAAGCACTCTCGGCCGGCCGTTCAAGGCGCTTGACCTCCGCGAAGTCCTCGCGTCTACAAGCTACACCGTTCCCGAGGCTACGCAGTTCATCGCCACCGTTGACGCTCTTCGTGCTGCGTGCCTCGCACAGTACGGCGGAATCTATCCGTGCGAGAAGGCCCTCGGGTTACGCCGTGGCGCCATCGCTGCCCTGTGCCAGCCCGACCCCGGGCTGCAGCGCGTCAAGCAGCGGCGCCTCGAATCCCTCGCTGCTCGGATCGGAGTTACCCACAGTATCCCCATGGCCTATTACGATAGGGACAATAGACTAAAAGATAATCAAGCGGAGGCGGCTTCATGACTTCCGATTTGTTCACAAGGATCCAGCTACTTACCCAGGGTAAAGACATACTGGTTGACGATCTTTTATGAGCATCACTGACCGCATATGTCGGACGCTCGACGAGGAGTCCGCTCGGGCCCTCCTCCTTCACGAGGAGATTCCAGACTGGATAGACATCGAGCGCCGACCAGAAAAACCACGACCAGCACCGCGACCCGAAAAGAAAGCAGCAACAATGGGAATCCCGCAACACGCACCGCAAAAAGAATCCCTCGATCTAGTCGGTCAAGCCATGGCCAAGATCGGACGAGGCGCCATTACCGAGGCGTCAGTTGCTACTGGCCTTGGGCGAAACACGGGCGGACTCCATCGTTGGCTGAAGACCGGTACCGGACTGTCGGCTCCGCGCGTGGCAAAGCTAATGGAGTGGGCCCAGGAGGTGTTGGACGCCGAGGACCCTGGCGCCGCTGTCCGCGAGAGGTGGGATGAGGCGCGGAAGAAGATGTCCACCGCAAAGAAACTCTCCCGCGCCGCCACCCCGCAAAGCTTCGCCGATGACCGCGCAGGCACCGAGAAGGCGAAGGCCGAGATCGAGGCGCCACCCGAAGCGGTCGACCACTTCGGTGGCAAGAGAGTGCTCTGCCCTGGCTGCCGAGGTTGGTTCGAGCCGGGTGACCGCTGCGCGTGCTTGGGTCCCGCCTCAACAGCCCTGGGTCAGCGGGCGATGATCGCCGCTACACCCTCACCCGCGCCCCCCGGTGACGCCGTCCTCGTCGAGCACCTGGAGCGCATGCTGGCCGACGAGATCGCGCGGCTGGCTCCGAACGCGGCGCCGAGGATTCGCGCGAGAGTGCTGCTGGAGGCGAGGGTATAATGGGCGCCACACTCAAGGCAAAACGTGACACCGAGGGCCAGGGCTGGCTATCCGAGGAGAGCACCGAATTCGCCGCTTGCGAAGCGCTAGTTGACAAGCTCAAGGCGCTAGAGTCCACCGAGGAGATGATCGTCGACCTCTTCGCCGGTGGAGGCGGAGCGTCACACGGCATCTTCATGGCCACCGGCAAGCACCCACACGCCGCTGTCAACCACGACCGAGAAGCCATCCTGATGCATAGCATCAATCACCCCGACACCGTCCACTATGTCTCCGATATCCGCGGCATCATCCCGTGGGAAGTGACGAAAGGCCGCCCCGTGGGCTTGCTCTGGGCCTCGCCCGATTGCAAACATTTTAGTAAGGCGAAAGGTGGGACGCCCGTCGAGAAGGAGATTCGCGACCTCGCTTGGGTCGTGCCAACGTGGGCCCAGACCGTTCGTCCCCGCGTCATCTGTTTGGAAAACGTCGAGGAGTTCATCACCTGGTGCCCGCTCGTCGAGAAGGTGGACAAGATCACCGGCCTGGTGGTCATCAATCCGCGAACCGGCAAGCCGATGATGGAGCCCGACGCCTCCAAAAAGGGCGAGACGTTCACCGCATGGGTGGATGCCCTCAAGCGCTGCGGCTATGCCGTGGAGTGGAAGGAGCTTGTCGCGGCCAACTACGGCGTGCCCACCACGCGGAAGCGCCTCTTCGTTATCGCGAGGTGCGATGGCCTGCCTATCGTTTGGCCTGAGCCAACCCACAGCAAGGGAGGAGCAGGGGGCCTTTTGCCCTGGCGCAGCGCCGCCGAGTGCATCGACTGGAAGCTGCCTACGCGAAGCATATTCGGCCGGCCGCGTCCTCTTGCCCACGCCACTATGGCCCGCATCGCCAAAGGCATCGAGCGCTTCGTTCTCAACAACCCGAGGCCGTTTCTCGTACCGTTGACCCACCAGGGAGCACCCCGGGTTTACGACATAGACGACCCCTTCCGCACGGTCACGGCCGCCCATCGCGGAGAAGTCGCTATCGTGGAGCCGGTCATGGCGCCGACCACGAACGGTGTCGGCGGACGCGCTGGGCAAAGTAGACCGCGATCGGTCGAGGAGCCTGCCGCCACCATCACTTCGAAGGCCGATACGGTCCTAACGGTGACGCACATGGCGCCCTACGGTGTTCCCCGCTACGGTGAACGCGAGGGGCAGGAGCCGCGAACCAACGACATCCAGGAGCCGATGCCGACCGTCGTGACAACAGGCAACGGGTTCCAACTCTGCTCGGCTTTCATGGCGCAGCACAACGGCGGATTCAACACGACCCCCGGTCACCCGCTGGAAGCCCCCGTCTCAACCATTTGCCAGAGCGGGGCGAATCAGCAGCTCGTGACCTCGCATCTGATGATCCAGCGCAGAAACGCCTTTGGCCGGAGTATGGAGGAGCCATCGCCGACCAGTACGGCGCACACGAACCATCTTCACGCCGTGACCGGCCATCTGGAGGTGATGCGCAACAACGCGAACGGCCAGGACGTGCAGGAACCTGCACCTACCGTCTGCGCCCAGGGAACTCACCTGAGCGTCGTGCTGAGCTTCCTCACTAGCTTCTATGGCACGGGGCTCGGCCAGGACTGCCGCGCACCGCTGCGCACCGTGACCACCTGCGACCGCTTCGGGGTCGTGACCGCTCACGCCGCCGTCGAGATTGACGGCCAGACCTACGCTCTCTCGGATATCCACATGCGGATGCTGGCGCCGAGAGAACTCTACCTCGCTCAAGGGTTTCCGCCCGAGTACGTGATCGACCCGATACTCGACGGAAAACCCCTCACGAAGACCGCGCAGGTTCGAATGTGTGGCAACAGCGTTTGTCCCGGCCTGGCAGCCGCCATCGTCAGCGCCAACTACCAGCCGCTAGAGATGCAGGTAGCAGCATGAGCCTAGACCCCGCCTTCCTCCGAGGCGTCCAGCGATACTGCGGCGCCTACAAGAATCCGAAGCGGCGCTACCCAACCAAGGCCGACGCACAGCGCTCCCTCGGCAAGCTCTACGCCACCGCCAAAAGGCAGCGCTCGCAGATGCCGGAGCCATTCCACTGCGCTACATGCGGAGCGTGGCACAACGGGAGGCGACGGTGAGGGTGGGAGGAGCGAAAGTTAACATGAGATTCCCACCGTTTTCGACATGAGGTCCTCAAGACAAATGGCGGCTACTGTAATACAATTAGGACCTAGGCAGGATAAGGATTTGAGCACGATACACACCATGCGCGTAATACGCAAAAACAAGGGCCTGAAGATGGTCCAACTGGCCGAGCTAACCGGCATCCATATCGCCGATCTTTCGAAGGTCGAGACTGGCGAGCGCCGGCCTTTCCCCGGGTGGCGCCGTCGCATCGCCGAGGCTCTTGAGACGCCCGAGGCGGAGCTGTTCCCAAGCGAGGCGGAGCAGCCATGAGTGCACTGTTTCGCGAATACGCGCTAACCCATCTACAGTCTCGGCCTCGCGCCGCGGACAATGGGCTCTGGCATGACTTTCGATGCCAGCAACCAGGCCATGACGACCGTTCGGCGAGTTGCTCCATCAATACCGAGGACGGCCGCGTGCGATGCCAAGCTCCCTCCTGCAACTTTGATGGGTGGATCGATGAATACGCCTCGGAATGTGGCATGCCCGCGCCCCCCGATAAGCCAGGGTGGAAGGATGGGAAGCCGATTCGAGACGAGGATCTCGACAAGCTCAAGACCAGTACACCGCTCTCGACCAGGGTCCGCCCATCCGCAAACTATCCTTATGACGACGCGGACCACAAGCCATACATGCGGGTTCAGCGCCTCGACTTTGGGGACGGCCGCAAGAGCTACCCGCAAAGCGCCTTCGTCAACGGTGAATGGACCAGCGGCCTACCTAAAGATTTCGAGCGTATTCTCTATCGTCTTCCCGACCTGCTAAAGAGCCGCGACGCTCTCGTGCTGGTGTGCGAGGGCGAGAAGAGCGCCGACCTCGCGAGACGCCTCGGCTTCACCGCGACAACGGCTTCGGGGGGCGCCGGCAACGCGCACAAGACCCGCGACTGGACACCGCTTGCCGACAAAGATGTCGTGATCATCCGGGACAACGACGAGGCCGGTATGGCCCATGCGCGACAGGTCGCAGGCCTTCTCATCGGCATTGCGCGGAGCATTCGCATCATCACCATGCCCGACGTGGCCGAGAAGGGCGACCTGGTGGATTGGGTGGAGGCTGGTGGTGACGCCGACGGGCTGCGGGAGCTTATCGAGGCTACGCCGGCTTTCGGGCTGCCCGTTCCGCCACCACCACCACCAACCTTGTCCCGGGTTTTCGCCGAGAGGGCCTTTGTCTGCAATGCCTGGGACCACTTACCAACCGCGAATGTTCTCGCCAGCTTTCGGTCCAAGCAATTCAAGGACCCTGCCGCCCGAGCTGGCGCCCAAGCCATCAAGCGCATCCTCAAGAACAACTCCGAGCTCGAACCTCTGGCCGTCGGAGCCGAGATGGGGCGAACCGGACACTTTGAACTCTGGCTGCAACTCGAGAAATTCAGCAACGAACGCCTCCAGCATCTGGGCATGGCGCGAGCCAGCACCTATAAGGCGTTCCGGGAGCATTGTTCTTGGGATAGCGGCCTGGCCTTTGTTCGAGACGCCGAGGAGTCGCACGGGAGAGGATCGTTCCAGGACTGGATCGCTACCAGGCAAGAAGGTGTTGCTGAACTGCTGGCCCACGCGAGCACGACGGAACTCAAGACTCTAAAGACGCACGTCGAGGAATGGCTTGATGAGCTAATCGCCGGCCGAAAGAGCGAAGGCCTCTTTAACCTGGCGTTGCTGGCGCCCATCATCGGAGAGTCTGGCGGTGGGGATGTCATTGTTGGAATTGCTCCACCCAAAACCGGGAAGACCACGTTCGTCGGCAAGCTCATGACCGACCTGGCCAACGAGAACGTGAAGAGCCTTTACGGGCAACTTGAGATGAGAATGGATCAGGTCGTCAAGCGCGAGGTAGCAAAGCTCCTCCAGAAACCCGTGAAAGACGTGACCGAGGCCGACGCTAGAGAACTCCGGAAGAGCGGCAAGCTTAGCCACTTGGCAAACATCTACATGACCAAGAGGTGCACGACCCTGAGTTCCTATCGCGCCGAAGTCTCGTCCATTCTCGCGAAGAACCCTGACATCAAGTTCTGGGTAACCGACTATGCGGAATGCCTTCAGCGCTTTGGCGATGGCGCCAACCGCGTCGACGAGTCCGAGGCCATTGCCAAGATGATCAAGGAGACCGCCATCGCGTTCAACGTGTGCGCCTTCCTCCTGGTCCAGCCCACCAAGGAATACTCCAAGGAGGGTGCCGCTGGACCCAAGCCTTACCACGCCAAAAACTCCGGCAAATGGGAACAGGATGCTCAAGCGATGATCTTCCTGCAATCGCCGGCCCGCTTCTTCGCGGATATGCCCAAGGAGTACCTAGAGGTTCATGTTATGGCCTCTCGCGACTCCGATACCGGTGTTATCCCTCTCCGTTGGAACCCAGCGACATTTGATTATGAGCTATGGAAGGGCCCGGTACCCGCTGGTGGTGGGCGACCCCTGAAACAGCAGACTGAGACCCAGCGCTATGCGCTTGACCAGGTAGAAATGGAAGACATCCCCCTATGAATCGACCAGCATACGAAGACAAACGGGACGCAAGTGTGCGCCGATATCTGCTGAGAGCCTTGAGGAAGTGCAAGCTCTCTGGCCTGCAGTGGGACATCCTTGCCTACATCATCGAGGAGACCTACGGATGGGAAGACCCAGACCGGAAGGCTCGTGGGCAAAAGTGCCTTCCTCGCAAGGATCGGAACGACTTCTGGTATCAGGAGATAGCCGAGGAGGTCGAGGCCACTTGGGACGCAGTTTCAAGAGCTATGCGTAAGCTCATCACCATGCAAATCCTAACCGAGTATTCGGTCGCCTCCAAGATTGCCCCAGGGTGCTACGGGATCAATTCCGACCCGTCAACATGGATCATCCCACCACGTGATAGGTCGGCTAAATTGCCGACCCAAAAGGCCCCTATTCGTCGGCCAAATTGCCGACCGAACACAGTTTTCGGTCGGCTCAAAAGTGTCGATTTTTCGGACAAATTGCCGACCAATGTTGCCGAAAAAGCCGATAACCAAGCCGTTTGCGAGGCCCCTAATCTAGACAATCTAGATAAAGATCCCCCTGTAGTCCCCCAGGGGACTGACCATGACGGTACGGATTCGGAAGTACTTTCGGGGGATCCGGGCTACACGCTGATCGAGACAGCCGCGAAAGCTCTGGAACGACAGGATATGAGCATTGACGAAGTTATGTGGCAGGCCGAGAAGCATTACTCCAGGCGGTTCGTTCGAGACCTGGACGCCAGCAAGGGCGAACCGAGAAAACTCCGGTCTTACTTCGAGTCGAGCCGTTTTCGGGGGTCGCTGTTGAGCTTTTGGATCGGTGCGATGACGCCGGTTTTCGACGCTCGCCAACTCGCCAAGCGACAGCCGCAAGAGCAGCGATATGTTCCCCGTTCACCGTTCAGGGACTGCCTCGACCGGGTCCAGGACGTGGTGGCTGAGCGCAAGCGAGAAGCGGAGATTCGAAGCGAGCAAGCTAGAGGGGCGGGACCGCTGGACCCTAGCCAGCGGGGAGAGGCCCGGGGACAGCCGACCCCGAGACCTCCCCTGGCATTCCGTGACCACCGAGACCAACGCAAGGAGACCGCATGAGCGCCCAAAAAACCACCGTCACTATTCGTTTCGAGGTCACCGATGAGCGTGCGCTTTGGAGCGACGAGGATTTCGACCAGCACGAATGGCTGCGGACTGGCTTGAAGCAGTTTCTTAAGGACTCTAAACTCCCGATTGAACTTTGCGGATGGGGGCTCGACGAGGGAGACGGAATGACCACGCTCGTCATCGGCAAGGTCGTTTCTTGCACAGTCAAGGCCGACAAGACTCCAGGATTCATCTACTTCGCCCGCACTGATGGCGCGTTCAAGATTGGTCGCAGCAAGACGCCGGTGAAGCGATTGGCTTCAATCGCCACTGGTTGCCCATACCCGGTGGAGATCTACCGGCAGATCGAGGTCGACGACATGGCCACTGCCGAGAAGTGGTTTCACGATGCGTTCCAGCACGTTCGTATTCGTCCGAGAGGCGAGTGGTTCAAGGCTGACCCGGTGGAGCTAGACACGGCTATCCGGACCTTCGCCTTCCCGCCCGCTAGTCGTGGACGTGCGAAGCGATACTCCCAAGCTGAACTAGCTCGACTGGAAGCCGAGCTAGGCTAAACCCCCCCTCGCCCTCCCCACCAAACCCCCGAACACCGTCGGCCACGCCCGGCCACACGCCACCAAACAACACGTTAGCGCCACAAACCCCCAGATTCCGCCGAGTCCACCCCTCACCCCTCCCCCCTCACCGCGAAAGGAGCGCACATGCCACACCAACCCGAGTCTGACTGCGAACCCCGAGAGGCCCCGCGGTGGTAGTCGTGGTGCCCCTGCTGGGTTCGCGAATCCTGGGCTCGACAACGGCCTGGATGCTGAGCGAGACGCCTCTGGTGCTGGTGGCGCCGAAGCCTCGAGCAGTCGAGTCGAAGCCCATGTGGGACCCTCGTTTGCAACCGGTCCTCGCTCGGACCTGCGCTGCGCCGGGTTGCACAAACGCCACCGTGACCCTCACGAAGCCCCGAGGTGGTGGCACCGGTGACCGCCGCTACTGCTGCTTCGAGTGCCAGCAGCGGGCGTACCGGGTTCGGGCGAAAAGGCGCAAGATAATTCTCCGCGTGATGGGACCCAGCGAGACCGAGGGGCGAAGCTAGCGTGATGAGCAGAACTGACAGCAAGAAACCAACCCCCACTACCGTGGCCACTGTAGGCCTCTCAGAGCCCGACTTGACCTCGAAGGGTACCTTGAGCAAGGCCGAGGTCCAGGAACGCCTCCCAGAGCAACGACACACGTGTGAATCCCGAGAGAAAAAAGACTCCGAGTTGGCGTTCGGGTCGCCAGAGTGGCATGCGGTCCACGGCGGGGGTCGCTCGACACCTCTCCGCGACATGCCGGAGGGTGTGCTGGGTGCCGCGAAGCAGGTGCGCAAATTCTGTCTGGAGTGCGTTGGCGGGTCGCCGACCCTCGTGCGGCACTGCGCCGGGTTCTCGTGCCCGCTGTGGGCCTGGAGGTTCGGCAAGGACCCTCGCTTCGTCAAGGACGGCGACCTACTCGATCCCGAGAAGGTCCGGGCCCTAGCGTTCGCCACCGAGGCGGTCCCGTGCTAGTCGGCCTCATCATCGGCCTAGCCCTTGCCCTCCTCGTCGCTGCCGCCTACCGCTACCAGGCCGAGGCGATGGACGACGACCTCGAGATCCACCTGACCCGCGCCGAGGTGCCTGGCGTGCTGACCGACCTGCAGGAGCGGGGCTATGCCGTCGGCACCGTGACCCTCGTGATCGTGGAGGCGCCGCTATGAGCGCCGACCCGTCGACACCAAACGCCCCTCACGCTGCACAGGATGGCCCAGGAGGCACACTTGGGTCCTGGGCGGCACTTGGCGAAGGCGAGACTGCAAGTTGGCCTCAGGAGGCGTCTGAGAGCGTTTCTGGCGTGCGGCTGTTTGACGCGGACTTGAAGACGCTGCGGGTGTACTCGGCCGAGCAGGTGGATCGGCTCGTGGCGGGTTTGTCGGAGAGAATACGTTTACTGGAGGTAGAGAGATGAGCGAAGTTTTGGACCTGGGGAAACCGCGAGACGAGTACCTCTCCGGGAGGAAGGCGAAGCGTCTTTGTGACCTTCTCGTCGCCACTGGCTATGACCCCTCGATAGTTCGCGACACGGCGTGGATTCACCGCATCAGCAAGCGAGTTGTTCTCGGCTATTCCGTAGAGATCGAAGGGTTTCGCGAGCGCGATCTGGACCTCGCGGTGGCCTTCCCGGAAGATGCCGAGCTTCCCGTGACCGTGAAGGCTGACCGTTTCCCACTCGCCTCCTTCCAAGCTGTTCTCGCCATGATATCCAAGGCTGAAACCGAGGCTGACTCTCGACTAGAAGAGGCGGTCAGGGTCGGAGTGGTGCGTCCTGATGGCTCAAGGCGCAAGGTTGGTGAGCCATGGGAGAAGCCAGACCCCTTCCGTGGCGTGGGCATCAAGACTCTTGGGGGCATGCAGTCATGACCGGCGCGGAGATCCTGGCCCTCCCAATAGGGGTCAACGACTGCGACGCCAAGACCATCGGCGAGTATCTCGGCAAGCTGCTGTCCACACTGTGGGAAGAGGCCGAGGGGTTTAGCGGAAAGCGGCCTTTCGGCAACAGCGGGTGGCAGGGGCCTGTTGAGGTGGCGCTCGTTCGTGGCGGTGTTGTGCGTGGCAATATCATCGAGGAGACCTACGGATGCTGGCTCGATGATTACGACGAGCCTGGCGCAGAAGCGGCTGTGCAGTTGGCGATACGGGCGATGTGGGAGGGCGTGAGATGAGTGACCGACTAGCTCCCCTGGTGGAGGAACGCCGCATCGTGCTGGTAGTGGACCCGGACCGGCTCGACCGGACACTCTTGGTGAACATGGCCCAGGTTTGCGCGGACGTGTGGATTGACGGGGCAGGCATGGTTCATGCGTTGAGCGGCACCGTGGTCGCGATGGAGGAGGGGCCTGGCCCTGACGCTACCGGCAACTGGTCTCTCGATGTCGCGGGCGAGGATAGTTGCCCGGCCTGCAGTCACAACTTCGAAGCGGCGGCTATCAACCTTGCCAAGGCCCTGCGACTCCAAAAAGGCCTGGAGGCTATCCTCGACCACGTGGGGCGAACGGCTCCGAGAGGTGGCGGGGCTTCGTGTGACACCTCGCAGGCGCTAGCGACCGAGGCCACGGTTCGGCGGTTAGCCAAGAAGGCGCTGAAGGCGGAGCCGAGATGACCGACACCGAGGCCCTGAATCTGGTGCTGACCATGGCCACCCTTTGGCAAGATGGCAAGGTGGATCGCGCGCGGATGTTCGCCCCGGGATTCGCCGACGACGGACTTGACGAGACTGCCGAGGCGTTGCGGATTGCTCGGCACGTGGTGGCCGGGATGGAGGCAGGACGATGAGCCTGGACCTTGACGCCATCGAAGCGCGTTTCTCGGTGGCAACGAGAGCGCCGTGGAGCGTCGTCGGTGCTGAGCTTCTGCGGTTCGCACAGGCCGACGTTCCGCTACTGACCACCGAGGTTCGCCGCCTTCGCGAGGAGGTCAGCCTGCAGTGCTGCTATGCCATCCCGCCACACCTCGAGGGGATGACCGCTGAGCAACTGGCCCACCGCCTGGAGATGATGCGAGCGAGGGTGGAGACACTGGCCGTCACCTTCCCGGGGGTCGAGGAGATGCCGAGGATGCTGGAGCACCTGGCCGAGCCTGCGTTCGGAATTATCGACACGGCTGTGCGTCTCGAGTGGGCCCAGGAGTGGCTCGAGAACGCAAGGGCGCGAGGGAGCGCTGAGCGTGGCGCCAGGGTTGATGCTGAGGAGGCAAGGGCGGAAGCAGAGGCCGCGCTGGTCAGTCCCCCGACTAGACGCTGCCTAGATACCCTCACCCTCACTGACCGCAAAGGCGAGGGGTTGGCGGTCATGTTCCAGACGTGCTGCAACGGCGAGATGGGGTCGACGGCAGAGATGCAGCTCGAAGGCCGCAATCTCGAGGACCTGTTCCTCTTCGTTGCTCCGATGGTGTTGCCGTGGCCGTCGGGCTTCAGCAACGACCGCCCGAGGATTCGCGGGTGGGTAGGTCGCGGAGAGGACTGTGGCCATCTCGTCTACACGAGGTTCAGCAAGCCGCGCACCATTCGCTGGGGCCCCGACTTTGAGTCGCACGAGATGAGCGTGCAGGAGGCGAAAGAGCTGGCTGGATGCCTGCTCGCGGCCATCTTTGAGGCGGAGAGGGGGACGTGGCCATGAGCATAGAGCAAGAGCCGCCGTTGAAGCGACATCTCGAGATTGCCCTGGACTGCATCAACGCCTGCCTCGACGAGGGTGGGTTTCGGTACGATTCGCTGAGCCAGGAGACCCGCGACGCCCTCGCCTTCTTTGAGTCTCTGACATCCGTCCAGCTAAGGCAGGTCTCCCGCGATGGACGCCCTTACTGGATTGCTCGCGATGTGCAGCCGGTACACGTCTCGGACTCGCTGCACGTGGGGTTCTTCGTGCCAGAGAGTCAGGAGTCTCCGTTCTGGCGTCCGGGCGGGGCAACCGCTATCGGTCTGGCGCTCATCGCTGCTGACGCTGACGCTCTCGCGAAGAAGGCCCGCGAGGATGCCGAGTATGAGCGCACCGGTCCGATGGCCTGGGAAGACGATGCGCGCGCCATCGACTGGCGGAAGCGGAACGGGGTGCAGTCTTGAGCCAGGCCGTCATCGCTGCGCTTTCCGCCGTGCGCTTCCGCTGGACGGGCGAGAAAGACCTCCAGGACGGTATCGAGAGTGTGTTGGTGGGCGCGGGACTGGAGTTTCGGCGCGAGCACCGGTTGAGCGGCGCCGACGTGATCGACTTCCTCGTGGGGTCTACCGGCGTGGAGGTGAAGATCAAGGGCCAGGCGGCTGCCGTGCTGGCCCAACTCACCCGGTACGCCGAGCATGAGAGCGTCACTGAGCTGGTGCTGGTCACCGGTCGGCTGCAACTGACGAGGATGCCGGGGATGCTGAACGGGAAGCCGCTGCGGGTCATTCCGCTGACGGGAAGTTTGCTCGGGTGAAGAACGGGACGGTGACATGGCTTGCGTCAGGACCGACCTCGCCCCGCCCTCATTGGCTTGTGCAGTGTAAGCCGCACGTGATGATCCGTCTCAAGCGTAACTTCGAGCGTGTGGACAAGAGCCAGCACGGCGCGGTGCTTATCGTCGACACGCCCGAGAGTAGCCGAGACCTGCTCTGGTTCATGCAGCGATTCCCGATGGAGATCGGAAACTCCGACCGCGCTGCGTTGACGGCGAGAGCTGAAGTTCACTTGAAGCGCGAAGAGATGACCGAGAGCATCCTTTCGGGAGAGTATGTTCCGCCGAGCGACACCAAGATGGCGCTGCCCGCGAGGCCATACCAGCAGGTGGCCGCTGACCTCGTTTGTGCAACGGGTCAACTCTTGCTCGCTGACGATCTTGGGCTTGGAAAGACGATCACGGCAATCACGGCCATCGCGAAGGTTGGCAAGTTCCCGGCCCTGGTGGTCACGATGACGCATCTACCCACGCAATGGCAGCGTGAGCTGAACCGCTTCTGTCCTGGGCTGAAGACGCACGTGCTCGAGAAAGGCACGCCTTACGACCTGGCCAACGAACGGCGTGGTCGGCGCAAGAAGTCCGATGTGCAGGCAGTCGGGATGCCTGACGTGATTATCACGAACTACCACAAGCTGTCGGGCTGGGCGGAAACGCTCGTAGAGCTCGGAGTGCAGACGGTGGTCTTTGACGAGGTGCAAGAGCTTCGCCGCGGTGAGACGCAAGCCGGTACCAAGACGCTTAAGTACGCCGCTGCCGAGTACGTTTCGCACCGGGCCGCCGTCAGGATGGGTTTATCCCATACTCCAATTTACAACTATGGCGGCGAGATGTACCACGTGATGTCCGCGCTGGCGCCTGATTCGCTGGGCACGCAGGGTGAGTTTCATCGAGAGTGGTGTGTCTCGGATAACGGGAAGTGGCGCCTGGAAGATCCCGTGGCTTTCGGGGAGTACATGCGAGACTCGGGATTGATGCTGAGGCGAACCCGCGCTGATGTGGGACGAGAGGTGCCGGCGCTATCCATCTTCCCTCACCAGGTGGAGACCGACAAGAAGAAGTTCACGGGTGCCGACCTGGCCGCGCTGGCGAGAACCATCATGTCAAGCGAGCAACTTGAGAAGGGCGCCAAGTTTCGTGCGGCAAGTGAGCTAGATTATAAGCTGCGCCGCGAGACTGGGATGGCGAAAGCCGAGTATGTCTCCACGTTTGTGCGCGGTCTCGTGGAGAACGGGGAGGCCGTGGTTCTGTTCGGGTGGCACCGTGACTGCTACACCGTATGGCGCCAGGCTCTTTCGGACCTTGACCCCGCCTTCTACACCGGCAAGGAGACTGCGGCCCAGAAGGAGGCGGAAATCAACCGCTTCAAGGAGGGCAAGACCAAGGTGGCCATCATCTCGCTTCGTGCTGGAGCTGGACTCGACGGCCTTCAACACGTTTGTCGCACCGTGGTGTTTGGCGAGATCGACTGGAGCCCGGGAATCCATGAGCAATGCGTGGGCAGGGTGCACCGTGACGGCCAGACCGACCCCGTTTGTGCATACTTTCTCCTCGCGGACTGGGGCAGCGACCCGATCATAGCTGACGCCCTCGGCGTGAAGCGCGGACAGATAGCAGGCCTGCGCGACCCCAACGCACCCTTAGTGGAGGCTGGTGTCGACCCGCACCACATGCGCAAGCTGGCAGAGAGCTTCCTGCGCCAACGGGGCGAGCTACCGCCAGAGGCCGAGTCGTCTACCGAGTCGGAACCCTCAACCCCACTTGCCGAAGCTCCGCCGGTTGTCACCGTCGAGGACTCCCGCGAAGGCGCTTTCCAGCTTGGCCTATTCGAAGAGCAGGAGTCAAGCGCTGCATGAACTTCGTCCTCATCATCAACACCATCTGGGAGCGTGGCCGGCAGACCATCTGGACCGACGGTGGCGAGGACCTGCGACGACGTCCACCAGAGGTGGCCTACAACGAGCGCGACTGACGCCGCAAGGATGCTCGAAGTCGCCGCTTTCATCGAAGCCCAGCAGAAGCTTCCGCTACCGACCCACGACATCAAGGAGCCGACATGACCGAAGAAAAGCAGATCGCGGAGTGGAACCGCAAGAACGCCGAGGATAGCCCTGACCGCCTGACCCACAAGAGGAAGCTGGCGGAGTTGGGCGAGCATTGCAACGCCATCGTGGCGCTCGTCGACGACTACTTTCAGCCGCCGAACCTGATGGCCTGGCGTGGCGATGGGGACTGGGAGGTCTTCATCCGGCGCAAGGGCAGCAGTGTCGAGTTTGGGCCGAGCGAGTGGGAAGCGGAGGAGACGTTATGAGCATCTGTGGGATTTGCGCGTGCGAGAGGTGCATCTGTGCTGAAGCGGGCATAGGCTTACCTTCAGCACAGTTTGTCGCAGACATGGCCACTCGCTCGGCCCAGTTTGCCGAATCGGTCGCGCGGCACTGCGCGAAGGAGCCCGCTCCTCCCGTAGAGGTCGCCGTCGATGGAAAGATGGCTGTCAACCTCCGCTTCAGGGTAAACGGCTGCGACGTGCCTGCCGAGCAGTTCGCCGAGGCTGTTGCGAGGACGAAGGGCGAGGGCAGCTTCCGCCACGAGATCCTCGTCGCTGACGACCTGCACGAGCCGACGACTCCCGAGGATGAGGCGAAGGCGCGGGAGTGGTACCAGACGATAATCCCTCGCGCTGGTGGTGGAACCGCGCACCATGAATACGACGTGGCCGCGTACATCGTGGGGGACATGGTCGCGGAGGAGCGAGAGGCGTCGCCCGCCCATCTCGGATCGGGAGAGTGGATCTGCGGCATCTTTGAGGATGGACCCGAGGGCAATAACCCGTGGGCGCGCTATGCAATGCAACTCCTGCAGGCGCTCAGGAACGCCAAGGCCGCAGACGCCAGCTTCTACAAGTGCCCGGGTGAGCGGGAGAGCACGGTGTGGGGGCACATCGAGAGAGCGCTGGCCCTGCCGATGCCGGGGGCCGACGATGCCGCCATGGTGCTCGACATCGGCTGCGAGTGCAACAAGGCTGGCCGGCCGCACAAGACGGGATGCCCGATGCCAGTCGACGAGATTGAGGAGACGAAGGGCCGTGGTTAGCGTGATGACCGAGAGCCAGTTCCAGGCACGTGCTGGCGTGGCGGTGATGGCGAAGCACCGAGGACGCTATGACCTCCTGTGGGCCAACGAGAAGGTGTTCTACAAGGGGAATGATAGCTACACCTACCAGTACCACGGTGAGCTTGTGCCCGACCAGGTCCCGCCGAGCTTCAACGACCGCGCTCTGGCCTTCTCGCTGTGGGTGCGGCACCGCGTGTGCCCGTGGATTGACCGCGTGCTCTGGGCCATCGCTTTCCTGGGGTTCCTTGTGGGGTTCATGGCGGGCTTTGCGGAGGCTGGGTTCTCGTTGCCGGCGACACCGGGAGCGGCGGCCATCGGGTTCCTCACAGGGTGGGGCATCGCGTTTCGCACGAGGTTGCCGTGATCGCCACCTGCGACCGCTTCCGTCGCCCGAAGCGCTGCTATACCACGGAGATAGAGGCCAAGATTGCCATCGACGTGATGCGATCGCGCGGGACCGGCAAGGTCGGCGTTCCCTTCGCACGTGAGCGCCTGCAAAGCCTGGCCCCTTTCCAGTGCGAGGTCTGCGGCAGTTGGCACGTGGGCAGTCAGCGAGGCCTAGCGCCAAAGCTCCTTGCGTCTTCCCAGAAGCAGGCGGCGCTGGATGCCCTCGCCTCGGCGCCCGAGGAGATGCACACCTCTGCAGCGGCCGCGTTCTGCTTCGTCGGCGTGCGGCGGGTGCTCAACGCCGTCGGGCAGCATCTCTGGCCGAAGCTCGTGGACAACGGCGGGCCCGACTACCTCTTCTCGCGGGACCAGCTTCGCGCGTGGGTTGTTGCGGGATGGCCACGGTCGTCACCGAGGGTGAGAATGCGGGTGGTGCTCGACCGGCACTTTCCTCCGAAAGAGAAGCTCGCGTGATGGGACCTATCGGCGGGGCTTGGCGAAGAATGTGTGAGGATTTCGAGAGGAGACACCATGATTCCAGATGAGATGCCGGCCGGGTTGGCCAGAGTGGTGCGCGGCTATGGCGCCGATTGGATGACATGGAGGCCGGGTGTAACCGACCCCACCTGGACCGCCAGGACGCATGGTTACACCTTCTGGCTGCAGGAGACGAGAGCCCTGACTACATGGCGCGAGCCTGACGTGCTGGTCGCGATGCTAGATCACGGCTCGCGCCTTGTAGAGCGACTATTTCTCAACGTGGAGAGCTACAGCGAGACGCTCATCAAGTGGTTCAAGAAGGCCAGGATAGCCGAGCAACAAGCCAACCGCGTCGACGAAGACGCTCTGGAGATTCTCTCGGCCGGTTGGTCCGGCAACGACCCAGAGAACAGGAGCAAGGTTTCCTTTCAGCACTGCCAAGCTGGAGAGTTGGCAATGATGGGCGTTTTCATTATGCGGCGGCAATGGCCCGGCGAACCCTGGCGCGAGGTTGACGACGGATGGCTAGACGCTGCGGGCATGGAGCGTCTAGAAACGTACTTGGCCGAGTGCAGGGCGAGGCGCGAGAAGGCAGCCGCCGAGGCCACCTCGTGACCGACACCGAGAAGCTCGTCGAGCGATGCCCCGGCATGCCCGTGCATGCCGCTCACGCTATCGTGATGCACGGTGGCCAGGACCTCGCGTGGCAATGGTTCGATGCTGGTAACGTCTGCCACGCCAAAGGCGAGCGGGACCTCCTCGTGCGCGTCGAGCTTGCAGGGCGGCCGGGGCAGGAGCATGGCTATCTGTTCCAGTTTGGCAGAGGTGACGACTGGAGCGCATATCGCCAGCACTGGTTCCAGTACGAGGCGGTTGGGCACGGCGATGTCAGGCCTGCGGTGGTCGAGCTGTTCGAGCAGATGCGCACGATGGACCCTCGCTTCCTCACGGGGCTGCCCGAGGATCTGCGGAAGATAGCCGAGCAGGCTCTCACGATGCACCGAGCCTGGGACACGGCATGGGCGGCCGGTGGAGTGAACAGCCTCTTTCTCGTCTGGGGCGATAGCGACGACATACCACGGGCGCGAATCCACTGGACCAAGCGCCACTTCGTGCAGATGTCCTACAACGGACCAGATGACGAGGTCTTTAGCCTGCAGACGAAGGACCTTCGCTACTCTGACGACTTCGCCAAGTTCGTGCAGTGCTTCCGGGTGGAGGCCACGGTATGAGCGACACGATCTTGGGCGACAAGCCCGCACCCAACAGCCTCTGCGACTATGGCAACGGGCCGAACGTGACGGAGAAATACATGCTCCGCCTAATCGCTGACGATGCCGACCTCGACAAGACGCTGGTTAGAGTTCGGTGGGAGCTTTTCTACGGCTGCCATGGCAGCACGACGACGGTGTTCAAGGGGTCCTACCCTAGCCCGGCCGAGGCGGCGCAAGCTGGAGCCGATGCTATCAAGCACCACCGAGAGGGCTTCGCCCACGCGAATGAGCTAGCGGTGTTGATGGCGAGGTACAACCGGATATGACCGCGCTCCTAACCGTCATCACGCTTCTGGCACCTCTGGCCGTGGTGGCGTTCGCGATGTGCCCTTTCTTCGCTGCGGTTTCAGAGCGTGCCCGCGAGCAGATTGACCTCGAATGGGTGCTGGTCTGTACGCTGATTGTGGTCGCGCTTCTCGGAACGTTCACCTCGGGCTGGTTCATCTCTGCCCTCTGGTATCGACCCAATGCTCTACCGCCGCTGGTTGCCCTCGTCTGGGCCTCGCTTCTGGGCGGCTGGCTGGTGTCGATGGGGCAGCACTTCAAGCGGCACAGCCAGATGGAGAAGGAATGGTTCGAGATGCGCCGCGCCAAGGAGGGCGCCGAGAACGCCTTGACCTGCGCGGACATGCTCGAGTGGCACCACGCTTGGTTCATCTCAGACCTTGACCTCGTTCTCCTGACGATGCTCGATGGAAAGCCCGAGGTTCTCGCCAACCTCTGGGAAGGGTGGGGCTACGATAAGCGCAACGAGGTCAGATTTTCGCTGTGGAAATTGCAGAGGGCTGGCCTGACGGAGCTTGGCCCCAAGATCTCCTGTAGGGTTCCTGACGAGTGGACGGGTCACCTAGAAGACTCCTCCGAGCGAACGGAGACGCGAGACCGCAGCACCATCCAGACGAGCGTCAAAGGTCGCGAGACCGTGGCAAGGTGCTTCGGCAAAGGCAGGTTCTCGCCGTCGCACGCCCGCGAGTCGATAGAGGCTCAGGTCGCGGAGCGGTGGGCCAATGCGGCGTCTTGGCGCAAGTATGCGGGTGCCACCAAGTGACCGCACTACTCCTCGCTTCCGGCCTCGCCCTCTTCCTCGGCTACCGCTGGGGCCGGTGGTCACGGTTGCGGCAGTTGGTCCAGTGCTTCGGCTCCGAGCAGCTTTGCAAGCAGGAGCTGGTGACGATGGCCGAGCGGCAACGGCATCGCAACCTGCTGCGAACGGGCGACAAGGACGTGGTTGCGCTAGTTGACGCGCTGGATGAGCTTTGGACGGACTACGTGGAGTGCGAGTGGCAGACGACTCCCGAGGGCCTGGAGCTTCGGCAGGCGCTGAAGACGGTTGCGGATGCTGTTGGCCGGCCGTTGGGAGCGTGCGCGTGATGTATCTAGCCCTCAAGGAGATAGCGTTTATGGTCGAGCATCGGCAAGAGCTTATCAACGAGATTCTCGACCAGGCGCAGACGAGCGCGGAGTCCTACGGGCACTTCCCGCAGTCAGACGTGAGCAATGTGCGGATGTGCGCTTGCATCCTCTGGGACCTCGCGCAGGCCATGGAGACGAAGCCTGCCAAGGGCGAGAAGAGGGCGTCTAGCTTCACGATATCGCCCGAAATGAAGGCGTTCCTGGAGCGGGCCTATGCGGCGGGAGAGTTGACGAGATGAGCGCTTCCGTCGGCGACATGATTCTCGTGGCTGTCTTTGCGGCTGGGTGGGCCTTCGGCCTCGGCTGGTCTCGCGGCTACCTCGCGGGCTACAAGTATTGCTACTGGATATATAAGGGTCGGAAGTGGCCTGAGCCAGGGGACGAGGAGTGATGCACGTTGTAGAGGATGCTCACGCCGAGCCTGAATTCGAGATGAAGGTTCGCCTCCAACGCCTTTCCGATGGGAGCTACACGGTTCTCGGGCTGCGTCTCGACGAGGAGGACGAGAAGCACGCGCCACACGGCAAGCCGATGCTGACGGCCGTCTTTCGCTGGATGCGGCAGTTTGTGCTGCCCGGCATCAACCTCGTCGCGAAGATGAACTGGGGCTTCGGCCAGGCCATCCTGATGGACGACGCTACAGCCCTGGCGACTCAGGCGCAGTTCGATGCGCTGTCAGAGTACTCGGCGAGCTTCCCTAGCGACACCTACGTGGGCAAGGTCTGGAAGCGGCGTCACGGTGACGGCTGGCTCCTGGGCGAGTACGTCGACACGCCCGACCCGAACCTCGTGGGCGTGAAGTGGCGTGAGCTTCTGGTGGTGGAGGCATGATGACCGTGACCAAGCCCACGCCGCAGACCCTCAAGCGCATCGAGGCCGAGGTGGTGCACTGGCCCGAGAAGGGTGTGTCGAACCTCGTTCAGCTTCGCCGTATCCGCGACGGCGACCAGACGCACTACGAGGTGTATTGGCGCCGAGAGTGGCTTCACCTCGGCTGTGTTCGCAAGTATCGCGACGAGGACCACGGGTGGGTATGGGAGCAGCGTTGGCCCTGGGAGAGCGAATTCTGGGCCGCATACAAGGGCAACCGGGGCGAGGCGATCCGCGACCTCGTGCAGGTTTACGTCTACAACAACGGCACCGGCGAGGATGACGAGTCGTGAAGATTGGCGAGGCCACGAGGATAGACGACAGGTGCTTCCATCCCGCCAACCCCGACCACCGGGTCGAGCCCACGAAGGACGGCGGCTACTGCGTCTTCGACCCTGGCGGCGTGCAGATTGGCGCCGTCGCCCGAGAGAACAGCGGCACGTGGTGCTTCGCGGGTGCCATCGCTGGAGCAGGATCGTTCGCCTCGCCTCTCGCTGCTCTCGTGGCGCTGTTCGATGAGCTTTGGAAGCGCGTCGACAAGATCGCCGTCAACCGGAACCCTCGCCCCAAGGTCGCAAACGGGAGACGCAAGTGATGACCACAGAGACCGACGAAGCACCCGGCCTGGTCGCCCTCATCTTCTCGTGCATCTGCTGCGGCACGACGGAGGGCGGGCGCGTGCTCGCCTCGCTAGGGCCGTTCTGCCACCGATGCCACCAGAAGGGCGAGGACGAGCCGAAGCTTGGCCGCTACACCGAGGCCGAGCAAGCGGCGCTCATCGACATCGCGGTGGCCAGCGGGTGGGAGCATCCGTGGCAGGTGAACCTCTGGCAGCGCGAGGTCTGGCGTGCGGCGCGAGGGCGAACGCTCAAAGGTGCGACGACGGCGCTGAAGAGGCTACTGGAGCGCAAGAGCCTGGAGCCTTGGCGGTGGGCAGACCCCGAGGGTGCGGAGTTGCTGGACTATGGGCGGCTGGCGGAGGTGAGGGCGTGAGTGAAGAGTATGACCCAGCAGATGAACGATGCTTCTGTCACGGCTACGATGTCGACTGCTGCCCGTGCGTCAACGGCGATGAGCCTTGGCCTGACGTGAGGCCCGCACTGGCCAAAGACACCGTCGAGTACGCATCCCACTTCAAGGCGTTCATGGCCCACTGTGCGGAAGGCGCCGCCGATACCAGTAGGGCGCACCGGAAGACCTTCTGGCGCAGCGTCATGTGCCCGTGCCCGGTGGAGGGATTCCCGAGGGTCGTGCAAGTCGAGGGTCCTGCCGCTGCCCACCTCTGCGGTATGGTCGCGGTTGTGGTCGCTCTCGAGGGGCATCCGCAGTGGGGCCGAGCTTGGGTGGAGATAAAGGGCCATGAGCTTGACCGCTACGGGTTGGAGAACCTGCAGTTGGCGTTGGCTTCGGCGCACGAGGACATGGCGCACATCGAGTATGCGCCCGAGGGGGACGAGTGAAGCACCTCCGCTATCTCTCCTACCTCCTTCGCCACAAGTGGTGGGTCGTGTTCGCCGCTGTGAAGATGCGCCTCTGGCCCTGGGGCCACCCTTGGCTTTGGCTGCGCCTACTCGTGCACGACTGGAGCAAATGCTTGCCATCAGAGTGGATTCCGTATGCCGAGAGCTTCTACGGGCCGCACGAGTGGAAGGCGAGGCCGACTGAGATGAAGGCCGCCTTCAACAGAGCCTGGCTACTGCATATCCACCGGCAAGACCACCATTGGCAGCATCATTGCCTCTTGGAGGACAGTGGCGGGATGAAGGTGCTCGAGATGGGCACGGCCGCCACCTTGGAGATGGTTTGCGATTGGGCTGGAGCAGGGCGAGCTATCCAGGGTCGATGGGACCTTGGCGCGTGGTACACAGCTAACCGAGACCGCATGCACCTTGGGCCGGAGACACGGCGGAAGGTCGAAGGACTCATAGCCCGACACTGGACGGCATCGCCACCGTGAGCACCACCAACTTCGAGATCACCACCGTCATCGTGCGCCACCACGATACTGGGCAGCTCGCCCTTGCGCCCTCTCACGCCGAACTGCCTGACGGCAAGATTGCAGACGCCAGCCTGCCGCTCTTTCGCCGCCTGTTCCGCAGCATGTGGCGGATGATGCTGCCGCTCGTGTACCAGCAGCAGACCGGCGACCTGATGGTGGAGCTAGACGGCGAGGGTCCACGCGGGCCAAGGGTGTTCCTCTCGCGCATCGACGCCGCCAACGGGCACCACTGGGCGGCTATGTCGCCAGAGGTGCAGTACCTCAACGCCTACGAGATGCGCCTTCACGCGGCGGCTCTGCTTGAGGGTGCCGACATGATGGACGCCAAGAATGCGACCGAGAATATGCTGCGGGAGACGCTGGAGGGGAAGCGTTGAGAGGTGCGCGAACCCTTTGCTGATGACCAGTTGGCGCCCCATCCACGAGCTTTACCTGGAAGCTGCCGAGAACTTCGACGAGATGGCCAAGCTTCGGCCGGCGACATCTGCTCTCGGGAGGAGCGGGTTCATGCTCGAGTTTCGCGGTGATGTGCTGGCTATCGTCGCTCAGCATGCGGACGGCCATTGGTGCGCGACGATGCCCCGCAAGATGGGAGAGGCTGAGGGCAAGACGCCGCGCGAGGCGTCTATGGCACTGCTGCGGATGCTCTATCAGCGAGGCGTCGAGAGGCAAGCGCGGAGAGCGGAAAAAGCCGAGTAAGTTTCTCGGCGCGTGATGGGACCGATCCAAGGTGGCCGCCGAAACTCTGGAGACTAAGATTCAATAAGGAGACCAGAGAATGCCTAAGACCCTGCGCCTGTCGCAAGTGATTGCCATCGAGAAGCAAGTAAAATCTCGCACCAACGGAGAGGGCGCTGAGTTGCACAAAGCCAACCAGAAAGCCGACCTCTTCACAGGCCTGAGCCGCGCATACGAGAAGAAGGATGAGGAAGGCGAAGACCTGCCCGGAGAGCAGAAGATCGTGCAGATGCGCGCGGGAGACAATCTCGCGGCGTTCTCGACTCTGTGGGTCGAGTTGGTGGACGTGGTGGCGACTAAGGACTGGGGCAACTGCAGTGCCAAGGCCGACCTCGTGGTCAACGGGCAGACGCTGGTACAGGCGATGCCCGTGACGCATCTCATTTGGCTGGAGAAGCAGTTGGACGACCTGCGCACATTCATCGAGAAGCTGCCTGTTCTGGACCCGTCGCGCACCTGGCGCCACGACCCTAGCTCGAACCTGTACGTCACCGACCCCGTGAAGACGGCGCGGTCGAAGGATGTGCCCCGGGTGCTGGTCAAGGCCGAGGCAACCGACAAGCACCCAGCACAAACCGAGGTGGTCAAGGAGAACGTGATTGTGGGCTACTGGTCGAGTGTATCGCAGTCGGGAGCTCTGCCGGAGTCGCGGCGTAGGTATCTCCTGGACCGCATCAACGACCTGCGGAAGGCGGTCAAGCAGGCCCGAGAAGAGGCCAACTCCATCAAGGTGGAGGAGGTCAGTGTCGGCGCCAAGATCGCCGCGTGGCTATCGAAGTAAAAGTTGAGCAAGCTGAGACTGAGACTCAGAATTGATGGTCAGCCCTGAAAAGTGTTGGTTCGAATCCAACTCCCCGCGCCACTTGCGGGGATGGCGCAACTGGTAGACGCAAGGGTCCACAGATTCAGGTTCCACTCAAGAAGCTAAACACAACAGCAGTCCCTCGAATCGAACTCGGAACGCCCATATCTCGAAGATGCTGGTTCGACTCCAGCCCCGGCCGCCACCTGGCCGGGTGTTCTAATGGCAAGATGTCGTTATTCATGACTGAGCGTTGCGATTAAAAGCCGTCGAGGGGTAAGCCCTGCGAACAAACTCGAGCCCTCAGTCGGCATAGCTGGGGGCTCTCTTATTTGGCGTGGAAATTGCTGCAAGAATCTTTGCCGCGTGATGGGACCGGCGCGGATTCGGTGGCGAAGTCTATAGGCGCATGACCATCAACCTTTCAGAATTGCACGTGGAGCGCATCGGAACTGGTGACCAGCAGCGTGCCGAAGTTCGCTGCCCTGACGGAGAGTCGGTAGGGCGACTCTTGCTCGAGGCTGGTTCGTGGAAGGTGGGCATCCCTGGCGACCAGGATGTTCTCGGCGAGGTCCCTGAGTTTGCAGACGCGCTGACGATGCTGTTCGACGAGCTTTGGCGACGGGCGGAGGAAGCGGAGTACACGCGCCAACCCTGGCCCCGCTTTGAGCCAGAGACCAAGCCACGCCGGGTGAAGGCGGTCACGGCGTGAGCGACGAGGGGTGGACCGACCTCCAACTGCCAGCCGAGTTCGAGCCCAGCCCGCGCGACGATTTCCGCGAGTTCGTGCGCCAAGCTTGGGGTTTGACGGGTGTCGCCAATCTGTCGCACATCAAGAGGGTCGTCGAGTACATCGAACGCAAGGCCTATGTCGCCGTCGAGGAAGAGTTCTGGCGCGAGGCGCTCTACGGACCGATGGCCGTGCGTCGGGCCCTCACCGTGCAGGGCGAGTTCCCGGTGGACCACGAGTCCAAGGCCGAGCGCGAGCGAGTGGAGAGCTATCGGCAGAGCCTCATGCGGCAGGTGTTCGGCGAGAGGCCACGGGGCAAGGAGGCTCGCGCGAGGGAGGCGGCTTCGCTGTTCAAGAGCGGGCAGGCGTTCTTCCCGAAGCCAGACTCGCCCCAGGTCACCAGCCTTATCGACGAGATGGCGTCGGGGTACGGCGACGGCCAGGTCAGCGCTTTCGCGTGGGCACTCCAGCAGAGAATAGGCCCCGAGATCCGCACGAGCGTCCAGGTTCACCGTCACCCTGCTTCTGACTTCGACTGGGTCCACCAGAAGCGCGAAGGCTGGGAGAGCAGCGGCACCCAGAGCTGGTGGGAGCGACTGAAGGGCACCATTCGCACGGTGGAGGGACTGGAGCCCGGCGAGGCCTACGTGATAAGCGTGGACCCGGCTGCAGGCCCTGACCGCGCCGTCATCCACAACCTGCGAGGCGAGACCTTCACGGTGGTCGCCGAGAAGCGCACGGCTGAGGGTGTCGCGATCACGGTGCGCAACGATAGCACCGGGGAGGCTGTCACCATGTTCGAGCCCTACGACCACCTGTACCACGAGAGGGTTGACCGAGGCGAGAGCCACGAGACGCGGGTGGTGCGCCACGATAGACCTGCTGGCTGGATCGCGGACGTGGAGGTCACGAACATCGAGGAGCGGCCAGAGGGCGTCTGGGTCGAGGGAAAGGTTCCCGAGGCCCCGCTGAAGCCCGAGGATCGCACGGTCTCGTTCCATATCCCCTACGGCAAGCCTGACGCGCATGGCGACGTGTTCGCGCCTGGGTGCTTCCGCGAGGCCGTCGATGCGAAGCGAAAGGAGTTGATCCTCGATGAAAGCTAGCAAGATCCGCAACCGCCTTCGAAACGAGCGTAAGCGCCGCGAGAAGCGGAGCCGTCAGCAGGAGCGCAGGATTCGCCCCGGCCGCAACCTGGTTGCTGTCAGCACGAAGTGGCAGCCCGTGGCGATCATGCACCCTGGCGACTGGGATCAACCCGAGCCGCTAGGGCGCTACGTGTGGGCCAAGGAGCGCGAGAGTGATGGGTGAACCCGACCCGTCATTCTTCGTCTCCCCTGAGACCTCGGCCATGCTTCGAGGCCTCGGCCGGCGCAAGGCGTTTGGCCTCGGGTGGCAGCGTGACGCCATCCTTCCCGATGACGGAATGGTCACGTTCGAGAAGAGAGCTGTAGCCGCTGAAGATATCCACGTGCTCGACCCGCCCTCGCCGATGATGAAGGGCGTTCCCGAGACTGTGCGCGAGTGGCCGAAGCCGGTCGAGGAGACAGGGCGATGAGTGACCAGCAGAGATACAGCGAGGCGAGCATCACCATGAGCCTGATGGAGGGTCCTCGGTTCACTATCATGCCCTTGTTCGGCGAAGAGCGCGAGTGCAGTGAGAGCGAGCTGCGCGCGGCCATGCTGGAGATGGGCCTGGCCCGCATAGCTGACGAAGTGCTCGGGCCTGCGAGGGCCACCTCTCTCACCCTCGCCGACGTTCTCGCCGAGCACAGAGCCGACCCTCTGACCGCCGCCGAAGTCGCGGAGATGGTGCGCAAGACCAAGGCCTCTCGACTTGAGGCGGTGTCTGATGCGGACTGGAAGACGGACCACGCTGGAGCCAACGCCGTGCAGTGGTTTCACGACCTGGCCGCTTCGCACGAGGCGCTGAGGGCCCACCTCGCCTACTGGATGGATACACCTGCCGCCAAGTGTGCCGAATGTGGAGAGCTGGTCACGGACGAATTCTGCACCCAGAACGATGAGGGCCGGACCATGTGCTTGAAGCACTGGGTGGACCCGGGCGACGAGGAGAGCGAAGAGAGCCTGCACCCCATCTTGCGTGAGGATATGCTGCGGATGGACGAGCAGGCGACGTGGGGCGCTGGCTTCGACCCTAGCACCTTCAGGGGTATCGGCGAGTGACCGACCGCGACCTCTCCTGGTACCTCTCAGTGTGGGCTGCCGCCTGGGCGCTCGCTACGTTCTGGGTGGTCTCGGCTGCTCTGATGGTGGCCGTGGGCATCTGGTGGGGCCCGCTGCTGTCAACGTGGGTGGCGGTGTTCATCGTGGCCGTGCTGTCGTTCTGGTGGCTCATCATCGCGCGGAGCGTCGGGCGAGATAGGCGGGCGGAGCGTCGGGAGTGGGGTGCGTGCCTGCAACCGGCACCGGGCACTCCAAGCCCGAGTGACTACCTGCGGCCTAGTCTCGAAGTGCGCTTCGATGGCTACCCTGAGTCGTCGCCGCCGCCAACCTTCGACGAGATGTTTCCGGGCCACAACGATGTGCCAGAAAGAGTGTCGCGGCTTCTGCTAGCCGCCCACCCGTGCAAGGCCTGCGGTGGAAGCGGGGTGGACCGTGGCTAGCAGCGCCCACTTCACAGACCTTTGCGCCTCGTGGGACGAGTTCTTCGTCAGCATCGAGGACGGCGACCAGTTCCAGCGCGGCGAGTGGCTCGTCTCTTGCGATACCCCGCTGACCGTCGAGCAGCGTGACGACATCTGCGCCCAACTAATGGAGGGCAAGCCGGGGCAGCCTCTGGTGCTTCCTCATGGTGCTCGTGTCGCGCCCGTTGCGAAGAACTGGACCTGGACCTGCGAGTATTGCGGGCGCCATGACGAGGGCACGGTCTACTCGTGCAGGGGATGCGGGGCCAAGCGACCATGAGCGAGCATTCGGGCTTGCAAATAGACGCGGCTGCCGTTTATGCGGGGTTTGCTGGCATAGCGCCAACGGTGGCGGTAGCGTGTGAGGCGTTCGCGAATCTTGGCCTTCAGCCCGGCGAGCAGGCCCCCGCCGATTCGCAGCAAGACACGCCTGCGCAGACCGCCGAGTTCCTGGCCGACCTGCGCCACCTATGGTGGGAAATCCGCAACTTCACCAACTACGAGGACCCCTCTGGGCTTCCGTGCAGGCCTCACAGGCCGGTCGCCGAGGTCGAGACAGCGCGACTGCAGAGGCTTGTGTTCCCCTTCAAGGCCCTGCGCGAGAAGTTCTTCGACCACCTCCGCGACGATGGCAGTGTGCGCGCGCTGTATGACCCGCTACCGTTGCGGGACTGGTACCCACTAGAGGATGTGATCTCGGCGCTCGACGCCGTGTGCTGGCTCGAGTTCGAGTTGGTGGATGGGATGTGGAGGCCGAAGCTATGAGCGATTGGCCCGATTGGCCCCCAGAGGTCAGGGAGCACCTTCGGAAGCAGCAAGAGGCAGAGCTAGCCTACGCGCTGTCGCCCGAGGGCATCGCCGAAACCAAGGCCCGCCTGGAACGCCAGGAGGCTGCCCGACAGAAGCGCCTAGACTTCAGTCGCACTCTGATCACGCGCCTTCGCTGGGAGTGGGAGCATCGCGACGCAGAGGGTCGTAGCGTCCACAGGGTAGCCCGTGGGCTGCTCAAGGGGCTCGAGTGGGAGGCCGGCAACGAGCGCAGGTTCTGGGACGCCCTCGGGGCCTATCACCGCGACCGTGTTGACGAGGTGCGCGACGTGTACCCGTTGGCGGCGGTCATACGGGCGCTGAACGCGGTCGAGGCGGTGTCGAGGTGAGCCGCACGCGCAAGAGCATTCGCCACCGCAAGATGGAAACAGAGGACTGCCACTGGACCGGCAAGGTCGGATACCGCAAGTGGGACCACGCCGCTACGGTGCGACAGGGCATGGAGCTCGACGACCCTGACCGTGAGTTCGAGCTAAGCATCTACCGCTGCAGTGACTGCGGGCTGCTGCACATTGGCAACGACCACCTGAAGCCGAGGAGGCGCGTGAAGTAGACCCCCAAAGCGAAACGCCGCCCAGTCCCAACCCGGCGGCGTTTCAAAACGAACAAGCACAAAGCTCCCACGGATTTTACCACCCAGGAGCAGATATGTCACACAAGATCATAGAGCGTTTTGGCCGACTCGTCATAGCGCGACCAAAGCCACCAGCAGATAGCATTCTGCCGCATCAGCGGCCAGAGCACGAGTTCGACAACCCCAAGAGCGAATATTACATCCCCAACGACGGCCTCAACCGCGAGAGTGCGAATCCTCACACGGCCACCACCGATGGCCCGGCCTACACCGTCAACGCCGAGAGCCTCTGCCTCGCCGACCCTCTCGGCAAGCGGCCGCCGCTCGATCCGTTCTGGGGCCTGATTGGGCTTGTCGACAAGATCAACGACCCTAGCTTTCATCTCGAGCCCATCTGTCGCGCGTGCGAGACGTGGAAGCCAGCGCAGGTCACGAGGCCCACGCGCAAGGCGGCGCAGGATACGACCACGGGATGTCTCGGGTGTCACTTCTCGCATCTTGACGGCAAGAGCGGAGGCGAGGGCGCGTTCGTCAACCACGACAAGAACGCCGCCTTCTCTGCGTGGGCCAAAGCCAAGGCCGATGTGCGCGAATTGGAGCTCAAAAAGTCGGTGGCCACGGGCCAGGCCAAAGCGCGCCTCGAGTCGCGGCTGAGCAAGGCTTGGAAGCGCGTCGAGAGTTGCGCCAAGCGTTGCCAGCGCCTCGGGTTCAAGCCGACCATGCCACGGATGGGGCAGGACCAGTGGGAGCGCCCGCTGATGTCGCCGACCCACGACCAGATGCGCAAGGACCGCGAGCAGCAGTCACTTCAGAAGATTCGCGAGCCCCGCACGAAGACTTCGCCGAGCTGCCGCAACTGCCGCAACTGGACCGAGAACAAGGGCCTCTCCGGGGGTAAGGGCACGTATGGCGACTGCTGGGTTTTTGACTATGCCACCCGCGCAAATCACTGGTGTGCTGACCACAATCTAAAGGACTAGGCAAAACGCTAAAACGGCGTGGTTGCAACGCGCGCACGCCAACTCCGTAGGTTATGAGGAGACACGCCTAATGCCTCGTAGACCTGCACCTGTAAAACCGAAGAATAAGCCCTCGCACAAGCTCTCCAAGACCCAGGCTGGGGCCTATGGCGAGATTGTCCAGAAGCACCTCAACGGTGACGGAACCTGGACCTACGCGACCACCAAGGCTATCTCTGCTGAGGCAAACCGCCTTCTAGGGATTCGCCAGGGTAAGACCGACTCCGAGTTTAGAGCGAGAACCCCCAAGCGTGAAGCCCGGATGAGCACCGCCGTCATGGACCGACGCTTTGATTCCAGCGGGCGAAGGGCCAGTTGAGCAAAGACCCTGCGGCCAAGCCCAAGGCCAAGTTGAAGCCGAAGAAGGTGAAGGCCAAGACGACAGCCCACCGCAAGGGGCTTAACGACAAGCAGCGCGCCTTCATCAAGCTTTGGCCTAAGAGCTTCAACTATGACGAGCTTGTCCCGGTGCTGGGCGTCTCCAAAGACACTCTGAAGCACTGGAATTCCCGCGCGATCAACCCCGAGATCAAGGAGTTGATCGACGCTGAGATCGTCAAGCACTTCGATAAGGTCAAGGGCCGCTTGGAGATTCTCTTCGCCGAGAATAAAGAGCGCATCTTCGGCGAGCTTTGGGACATCTACGAGAAAGCCAAGGGCGAGCAGGACTGGAAAAACTGCCTCCGTGCGCTGGAGAAGCTGACCAAGATTGTCGGCATGGACGTTGTTCGCACCGAGATTACGGGAGCAAAGGGCGAGCCACTCGCTATTCGGGTTGACGATTCCGAGGTTAGCTTCGAAGGCTGGGAGCCCGAGCGCATAAGCGCGTACATCTCCATGCGACGCGAAGCGAACGCCCTGGCCAAGGCTCAAGCCGATGGCAAAAGGACTCCGTAGCGCACCACCGGCCGCATTCCCCGAGGTAGGCGGCACGCCGCTGCCCCAGTGGAAGCGAGACGAGTTTGTTTGCCCGGATGTTCCCCTCGAGGAACTGAAGGCCGACGCCGACCTCCGTCAAGCCGTCCGCGAGCTGTGTCGCAGTTCGTTCTATCGGTTCATCAAGATTTCATGGCGCGCGCTCTTTCCTCGGCGCAAGTTTATCGACGGCCATCACATTCAGTTCGTCTGCGACATACTGCAGGCACTGACCGAGGGGAAGTTTCACCGGGCCATCATCAACATACCGCCCCGCCACATGAAGAGCACCATCGTGTGCATTCTCTGGGTGGCTTGGCGGTTCGGCCCGCGCGATGAGCGAATCGAGTTTCTGTTCGCGACCCTCGGCCAGAAGCTCTCTCAGCGTGACAGCCGCAAGTGCCGCGATCTGCTCAAGAGCGAGTGGTTTCACCTGCTCTGGCCCGATGTCAAGTTCCGACCCGACCAGGACCAGAAGATTGACTGGGAGCTAGAGGACGGCGGCAAGCGCGACACCACCTCGAAGGGCTCACAGGTCACCGGTAGCGGTGGCGATGTCATCGGCGTTGACGACCTTCACGACCTAAAGGACAGCATTCACGCGCTGGCCGAAGCCGTCGACTGGTACACCGGCACTCTTTCTTCCCGCGAGAACTTCGGCGAGATGCCTCCGCAAGAGGTCATGATTATGCAGCGGGTTGGGGTTGGCGACGTTGCCGGCCACGTACTCGCTACCGAGACCATCTGGCAGCCCGGGTGCGACGACCCTTACGCCTGGGTCCACGTCTCGCTGCCGTGCGAGTACGACCCTGCTCATCACTGCATCACGCCGATTGGCGGGGACTGGCGCAAAGATAACGGCGAGTTTCTCTGGCCCGAGGTTTACGGCGCTACCGGGGTTCGCGGGCCGACGTGGATACCCACGAAGAAGCGACGGCTCGGGCCGAAGCGGTGGGCCGCGCAGTACCAGCAGCAGCCTGTTCCCGAGGGCGGCAAAGAGTTCGAAGCCGAGTGGCTGAGCAACCGGTTCCCGAGGCTTCCCGTTCAGCTCATCGAGCGCTGGATTCTCTCGGTTGACTGCGCGTTCAAGGATGGGCCTGCGGTTGACAACGTGAGCATTCAGCTCCTTGGCAAGGTCGGGGCTTGGTACTACGTGGTCGACGAGATCTCGGAAACCATGTCCTGGATGAAGACCAAGGAGACGTTCGCGGAACGCTTCTACTACTGGACGGGTCTCGGGATTCCGATCATGACCTGCCTCATTGAAGAGGCGGCCAACGGTCACGCGCTGATCGACGAGTTCAAGAAGATCCTGCCCGGCGTCATTCCATTCAAGACGAAGGGCGACAGCAAGGTTACGAGGGCGCGCGGTACCACGGGCATTTGGCACGCCGGCCAGGTGTGGCTCCCGGCCCCCGACGCCGTTTTGGTCACCGCGGATAACCGGGTGATAGCGCTGAGCACCAGTTGGGTCAGCGCCTATGTGCGGCAGTTCCTCAAGTTTCCAGACCCGCGCGAGCACGACGACTCGGTGGACGCGACCACGCAGGCGATTTTGTTCCTCGAGCATCGCATCGAGGAGGAAGAGGAGCTGCTGCCTCCTCCGATGGTGGGATAAAAATAGTTTGATTAGGTTAGGTGGGTGAGGATTGGCCTTTCTAGGCAAAGCACGTACATCACTGGCGAGAATTATTGCGCCCACGTCCGTGACCGAGACGGAAACCAAAAGGCCACTAACTAGAGCCGACCAGCTCCCCATCTACGTGGATGGGGTTCCTTACTCACACTCCACCGAGATGTCTCTCTCCGAGACCATCGCGAAGGTCAAGCGCTCACCGGTCACTCTCGGCTGCATCAACGCCTACGTTCGGCGCATCCAGCAACTCACGTTTCGCATCCAGCGCTGGAACCCGGAGAGCCGGCGCTACGAGTTCATCAACGAGGATCACCCCGTCGAAGAGCGCTGGGACCAGCCCGCCAAGTGGTGCTCTCAGAAGCAGATGCTCAGCGCTACGTGCTTCAGCATGATGGGCACGGGCAACTGGCTCGCGACGTTCATCAACAGTGACCGCAAAGACAAGGGTCTGCTTCGCGCGCTGGAGCTGAGCCCGCTTGACCCCGACTTCGTGGACCCGATCCCAGACGTGCTCGACGTAATCAGCGGCTACTCCCTGCGTCAGGGCGACCCGCGCTCGTCGACGGTTCATCTTCTGTGCAGCCTTGACGGTGGTCGCTTTCTCTCGGCGACTCCGGGTAGAGGCAAGTTCATCCCGCTAGACCGGATGATCCACGCCAAGTTTTCGACCAACAAGAACCCGTGGTGGGGCCTGTCGCCGATCGAGGCCGCCGCTCTTGCTATCGACACCGGGACCGTGGCGCAAGCCTGGAACCGCTCCATGGTCGGCAACCGGCTCGAAGAGGGTGGCGTTCTCGAGACCGAACAAGCGCTGACCCGCGACGAGATTGACGAGGCCAAGCGCAGAATTGCCGCTCAGATAGGCGGCTCAAACGCCGGCTCGCCTATCATCCTGACCCGTGGCCTGACGTGGAAGAGCACCAACCGTGCTCCCCGCGAGATGGACTACGTGGGCACCGATAAGCGCACCGACTGGAAGATTTGCGCGGCTCTCGGAGTTCCGCCCGTGATCCTCGGGCAGATGGACGACGCCACGCTCAATAACGCCGAGTTTCAGAAGCGCGACTTCTGGGTGGACAGCGTGCTGCCGTTCATGGAGCTGATCCTTGAGTCCGTCAACCACTCGTGGGTGTGGCCGGGATGGGGTCGCGAGGTTCGCCTCTGGTACGATACCAGCAACGTTCTCGCTCTGCAGGAGAAGCGCCAGGAGAAGGTCGAGGCCTTTGGTCTCCTCCACGACCGCGGCTATCCCGCCAACGCTCTGAATGCGTGGCTCGAGCTTGGGCTTCCCGACCTTCCGCCCGAGATTGGCGACAAAAGCTTCATCAAGAGCGGCCTGACCGAATTCGTTGACCAGACCCGGGTCGAGTACGCCGAGGGCGAGATTGTCGATGACGAGCCGCCGATGCTGGAAGAGGGTGATGACCCGGAGAAGACCGCCAAGGCCTTCCTGTCCGCGTCTGAGGAGAGAGACGCCTACTGGTTCGCCTTCGAGGGCCAGCGCGAACGGTGGTACGGCAAGGTCGAGAAGCGCGTGGCCAAGCTCATCGGCGACGACCTCGAAGCAGCCGCCGCTGTTGCCGATAGAGGTCTGTCCGCGATGGAGAATGCCATCGAGCAACGTGCTGGACTGTGGCGCAAAGAGCTTGAGGGAACGTGGGACCAGATAGCCCAAGAGTTCGGCAAGCGCACTCACGACGGCCTTGTCAAAGCTGCTCACGGTGGTCAGGAGTTCAAAGCCTGGGACTGGGGCAGAAGCGCTCGCGAGTACATCCGGGAGCGAGTGCGCGACAGAGTCTCTGCCATTGTCGAGACCACAAAGGGATGGGTTGGCCGGCGCGTTCGCGAGGCCAACATGCCAGACGACGGCGGAGACGCAGGGCAGAACATCCGCGATCAGGCTCCCGAGTACTCCAAGACCCGTGGCGCCACTATCGGCCAGACCGAGGTCCTCGGTGCCTCTGGATACGGTAGCAATCTGGGCGCCAACAGGTCTGGTGCCGTCAAGAACAAGATTTGGCTGACCTCGCGCGACGACCGAGTGCGTGACAGCCACCGGACCCTAGAGGGTCAGAAAAGACCGCTCGATCAGCCGTACAGCAATGGGCTTATGTTTCCTGGAGATCCTACGGGTCCCCCATCCGAGACAATAAAGTGCCGCTGCGTCGAGCTCTATGAGGTGTGATGATGGGTAGTCCCTTTCTCCGCGAACGTAAGTCGCTATTCAAAGATCTGGGACTCCAACGTCCCAACCGAGAGGCCCGCACCGTCGCCGGCTACGCGGCCATGTGGACGGTCGACCAGATTGGCGACCGAATCATAAGGGGCGCTTTCGAAAAGACCATCCGCGAACGGGGACCAGCGAGTCCCCGTTGTCGTATCAGGTTCGGACTGAATCACCCTGGAATGACTCACAACGGAGTCGTTATCGGTGTTCTCTCCAAGCTCTACGAGGACGAGATTGGCCTCTTCTACGAGGGCATTCTGGACCGCACCACCCAGGGCGAAGATGCTCTGATTCGGCTTGAGAGCGGAAGTCTCGACGGCTCAAGCTTCGCCTACGACATCATGGATTGGGCCAAGGGCGAGGGCGGCGCCGACGGCGACCGCCACCTCAAGGAACTCAAGTGCTATGAGCTTGGGCCTGTCGACTTCGCTTGCAACGAAGACACGTTCTTCACTGCCCTGAAGTCACACGCATTTTTCAAAGAGTTTGACCCGTCTTTACTCGCTTCGTTTAGCGAAGAGATGAAGGCCGGTCGTATGTTCAGCGCTGCAAATCTACGCAAAATCAAAGCAGCGCATGAATGCCTCGCGGACCTACTGAAGATGGCCGGAGAGATCGAGGCGGATACTGCGCCGCCCGAGCCTCAACCACCAGACGATGTGAAGGCTCTAGCAGGCACCAGTGAAGGGACCGCCCTCCTCGAAGAGATGCGGTCCCTTTCGCTTTTGCTGAAAGGGAACATCAATGAGTGCTAACGCCATCATGACCGCCGAAGAGGCGAAGCAGATGAAGGAAGTCATCTCCGGGGTCTCGGATCAGGTCAAGGCCTTCCAGGACACCAACCAAAAGCTCCACGGCTTGCTCGAGAAGCAGCGCGAGGAGATCAAGGCCACTCGCGAGACCAGCGAGGAAACCAAAGACGCCATCGCCCAGGCTACCAAGACCTACGATGCGCAACTCGCCGACCTTCGTGGTAACAGCGATGAGTTCATCAAGAAGTTCGAAGCGTCTTACGACGAGCTGAAGAAGCAGATCGACGAGTTCGAACTTAAGCTCAAAAAGGGCGGGGTCGGCCTGAGCCTGGTTAATGGCCAGGGCCGCGACTTCAAGTCCATCGCCCAGGACGATGAGAGGTTCTGGGGCTGGAAAGCCAACGGTTCGGCGGCCAGTCCTCAACTGAGGGTCGGCTCCTTCTGGGGCGGTAAGGCGACCAACGTTCTCGGTCACGCTGACGTAGAGAACGTCATCTCAACCGCTCGCCCACAGAGCATCTTCTCTCTGCCGGTGCTCCGCTCCGAGCATCTGCGCGACCACATGACCGTCATCAAGACCGATGCGATGGCGATCAACTACATCATGGAGAAGGAACTGACCCTCGGAGCTGCTACCGTGGCCGCCGAAGGCACCAAGCCGCGCACCACCATCGAGTTCGAGGATGTCACCGAGAACATGAAGGTCATCGCGCACGGTATGGTGGTGACCCGCCAGCAGATTCTGCAGCTCGGCGCGCTCATGGACTTCTGTGAGAACCGCCTCCGCACCGGTATCCGCCACGTCGAAGACGTGCAGATCGTCAAAGGTGACGGCACCGGTTCCAACTACCGTGGCCTGATGAACCGCGTCGGCGTGAAGACGTACAACCGCCATCACACGGGAGACAGCAAGCTCGACACCCTGCGTCGCGCACAGACCCAGCTTCGCCTCGACGAGTTGCAGCCGGACCTGTACCTGCTGAACCCCGAGGACTGGGAAGACATCGAGCTTCAGAAGGGGACCGATGACCACTATGTGTGGGCAGCCGTCACCACTGTTCAGGGGCCGATGCTCTGGAAGCTCCCCGTATTCGAGACCACGGCTATCGACGCCGGAGACTTCCTCACGGGAGCCTTCGCCTACGGTGCGATGATCTACGACCGCGAGGAAGCAACAGTCCAGGTCTTCGAGCAGCACGCCTCGCTGGCCGAGACCAACCAGGCTTACGTTCGCGCCGAGCAGTTCTCCATGCTCGTCGTGCCGCTGCCTGGTGCGTTCCTGAAGGGTGAATTCCCGCAGGTCGAAGGCTCCGGCTCGTAATATGCTGGGGGAGACTCTCTCTGGGGGTCTCCCCCGCATCGGAGCCTACGCTACCGAGTACTACTACATCGACCACCTGGTCTCTATCTGGCTCGCACTGCCAGAGGAGGCCAGGGGGTCCTGGTGGGTGACCGAGAAAGCCGCCTTCCGTCTCAACGACTACGGGGTGCCGACCGAGTTCGCGCAGGTCTTCGCTGACCGCGACCGCCTGAAAGGTGCCCTTGCTCGCGACAAAGGCAAAGACCCCATCCTGACCGCCTCGTTCGCGAACTGGCGCGACGTGACCAACGCAGGGCGCCCCAACCCGTACCTGCCCCACGGTCAAGGCGGGCCAGGAAACGGCAACGACAACTGGCTACGCAACGCACGCAAGCTCGACCTCATGCTGTGCCCTACGCCCTACGCTACCACGGGCTTTGAAACTCTCTCGACAGCAGTCATCCACGGCCAACCGAAGACCGACCGATGGGTGGGCCACAAGCCGAAGAACGAGAACCCTGTCGTTGCCATCTCCTTTCGCTGGAGAGAGACAGCGAGCGCCCTTGAGCACTACCGCCCGCATCTGCTCCAATTCGTGGAAGAGGCGCAGGCCTATGGGTGGGAGGTGCTTGGCCACGGCCACCCTCTCGCGTTCGAGAAGCGATTCCGTCAGGTTTGGAAGAAGCTCGGAGTTCGTCGAACGGCCGACTTCGAGAAGGTGCTCAACGAGGCCGACGTCTACGTCGCCGACTGCAGTAGCAGCTCCTTCGAGTTCGCGGCTACTGACCGCCCCGTCGTATTCCTCGACGCCCCTTGCTACAAGGGATGCAACTTCGCCCCGCGCTTCACTCACGACCGCGCAGGCCTCACCTGTCGCGACCCTCGACAGCTTGCGAGCACCGTCGCTCTAGCCCTCGCCGACCCCGATCACGTTGCCGCCGCCCGAGAGGATGTTTGCGCCGAGCTTTTCGGCCCTCGGGACGGCCAATCTTCGCAAAGAGCAGCGAGTGCTCTCCTGGAGTTTTATGGAGCTTGAGCTAGACATTCTGGCCACGGAACCGCACTTCCGCGACCATCTCCGCCCTGTTCACGAAGCGCTACTAGCAGCGGGCGTTAAGGCTTCGTGGCATGAGAGCACGGACACGCTCACGCAGCGTAAAGCCACAGGGCTTGCCGCCGCTTATGGGGACCTCGAGAAACTTCGCAAGACCGGCCGGCAGGTCATCTTCGCCGAGCACGGTGCCGGACAGAGCTACGCGGGGTCGAACCTTTCCCACCACACGAGCTACAGCGGCGGAGGCCACCGACACGGCGTCATCGCCTTCCTGACCCCGGGCCAGTATTCGACCAAGCGCAACCGCGAGATCCACGCCTGGACGCCCTGCTACGAGGTAGGTTGCCCCAAGCTGGACGCCTGGGCTGGATTCACCCTGGAGAAGTACCAGAAGCCCCTGGTGGTCATCTCCTGGCACTGGGACTGCATGGTGACCCACGAGACCCGCAGCGCCTTCTACGAGTACCGCCAGGCCGTTGTCGAGGTGTCCAAGGGCGCAGAGTTTGACCTCGCCGTCCACTCCCACCCGAGAATCGCTAAGCAGGTCAAGGCGTGGGCTGAGAGCGTCGGTATCGAGTGGATCGAGACCTTTGACGAGGTGCTGAAGCGCGCGAACGTTTATGCCGTCGATAACAGCTCGACGCTCTTCGAGTTCGCGGCCACTGGAAGGCCTGTCGCGGTGCTCAACTCCCGCCACTACCGCCGCCACGTGGACCACGGCTTGCGCTTCTGGCGAGAGGCTGGCATCGGTGTCAACTGCGACAAGCCGGCCGACCTCCACAGGTGCCTGCTGACCGCCTTGTCCGACCCCTTGGAGTATCGCACCGCCCGTGAGGCCAGTGTCCGTAGAGTTTACGGCGCGCCACTCGGTCAGGCCACGAGCCTGGCAGTCGCCGCCATCATCGAGATCATCAGCGAGGAGAGAGTGATTGTGAGCCAACATAGAGTTAGAGCCAGATCGAGCGCCATCGGCTATGCCGGGGCCGTCAGCAAGGGGTGGGTCATCGACCTCTACCCCAGTCACGTTGTCGTCACCGACAATCAGGGGCGAGAGTTTACCCGAGACTACGCACCAAAGGGCAACTGCGACCCCGAGTACCGCGCTAGAGAAATGGTCGGCACTGGTGTCTATGACCCCATCGCGGTGCCCAGGACCGCCCCTCTCGGCACCGTCTCGACCCCGCCCAGGCCCTCCGAGAACAAGATTGCGCCGCCTCCGCAGGAACACAAGCAGACGCCTCCTCATGCGGTCGGTGCTGATGCGAAGCCGCCCCACCTCGCCGACGAAGCCGAAGACGCTCTAGATGAAGAGGCGCTAGATGAGGCCATCCTTGAGTGCGTGCGCCAGGGCCAAGGCAAGACCGCGACCAAGAAAGAGCTTGGCGCGACAGAGGCTTTCACGCAGAATCAAGTCGTCGAGGCCTGGAATCGACTTCAGGAGAACGGTGACATCGTCGAGGGAGACAAGCCCGGCACCTACAAGGTCGCGGAGTAATCCTTGGGCGCCATCTCCGACCGCTCAGGCGTTGACCTTGACGCGATCAAGCGCTTCCTCAACATCAACGGCACCGCCGAGGATACGGACTTAGAGGAGATGCTGGCCGAGGCCAAGGATCTGGCCGACCAGCACTGCGACAACGAGTTCCTCGACGCCGACGACGAGGAGGGTCCGATTCCCCCTCGCGTTGAGCGCTGGATCAAGGCCACAGTGGCGCGATTCTACGAGATTCGCGAGAACGGCAAGAAGTCGGAGTCGGTGAACGGCGTTGGTGGCGTTGACTACGGCGACGTGGACTACAGCGGCCTGACATGGATACCGTACCTGTGATCGGCGCCTCTGCTTTCCGCGACACCGTGAAGATCTTCGAGCGGATGGATTCGCGGGTACCAACCGGGACCCAGCCAACCTTCGCCCTTGTCGACACCTGGAAAGCCTGCGTCATCGAGCTTAACGCTAGGGCGCGCAAGGCTTACGGCAGCCTGGAGTCCGAGGTCACGCACGAGATCAAGATGCGGGGCACCCCCGAATTCAGGATGGGTCGAACCGAGTTCGAGGTGGGCGCGCTACGTTTGAAGCCGCTGGCTCCTCCTCGAGTTCCGGGGCATCACCGCAGACCCATCACGCTCATCCCGTGCAAGGACGTGACCCAGAATCGACCACCGGAAGGGAGCGGCTCATGAAGGCAGTCTTTCAAAGCTTTAAAGCCAAGGCTATCGGCTTGATTCAGGGCGTCTCCGAGGAGCGAACCTTCGCGGTCGCCAACTCGCTGCGCACGCACATCCTGATTTCCCTCTCCAACGACCCGCCGCGCACAGGCCGCACCTACAGGGTGCCGGGCACGAATGTCTTCTATACCGCGTCGTCGCCCGGTGAATACCCGGCACTGGCCACGGGCGAGCTGCGAAAGTCGGTTGCCAAGGCTGGGGTCAGTGTGACCAAGGGCTTCGGCGGCGTCAGGGCCAGCTTCAACCCTGGCGTGGCGCCTCACGGTATCGAGTTAGAGAAAGGCCTGCGCCCCTGGTTCAGCAAGGCCGCTGCGGAGAAGCAGGCTGACATGGAAGCGCAGCTCAAGCGGAAGTGGTTCTAGCGTGACCAGCCACGAGAGCTTCCTGACCACGGTTTACAACCGGGTGACGCAAGACGCCGTTCTCCAAGAGCTTAGCGGCGGGGAGGTTCGCCTCTTCCACAAGATGGCCACCCCTGACCCGCCGTTCCCCTACCACGTCTACAAGCTCAGGTTCGAGCTTGTAGACGAGATCATTGCCGATGGGCAGTTGCTCTGGGACGTGTGGGATTACCACCCCGACTCCGCCCGTGCCCTGCAGATGGGCGCGAGAGTCAAACAGCTTCTCCACAACCACGTCGACATCGCCCTGTATGGCGCGAGTCTGGCGTTCGCACGGATGGACACCGTGGAGACTGACAACGAAGAAGTTCAGCGCGTGGCGCTCAGGTTCTCGACCTTCTGGCCGGACCTGGACCTCGTGCAAACACCCGGCTGACCCCCGGATCATAACAAACGCCAAGGGCTCCATACGGGGCCCTTTTTCATTGAGGAGGCCCGATGTCTTTAGCGATTCAGTTGACGGCGCTCACGGAGGATACTCCCGAGCGCCTGGTAGTGCATTCCGGGGTGATGTACCGAAACATCAACATTGCCGAGCTTGAAGCGGCGGACGGCACTTTCGCCGACGCCATCAACCCGGAGAACACCTGGACCCAGAGCGGCAGAACGTTCACGCCTGAGCCCTTCGGCGCCACCAAACAGGGCTTCACTATCGAGACCGGCATGCCCGTCGAGCCCATCCCTGACGTAGATGGCGCCCTCGGACCGACCGTAGGCCTCATGGAGGTGACCAGCTTCGCGCCGACTTTCGCCGGCAACCTCCTCGAGATGGCCGACTACCGCAAGATGAAAGAGGGCCTGGCTGCTGCCGACGCCTCCTTGACGGCGAGCGGGCTGTGGAAGATCGAGCCTCGCGCTTACGTCACCAAGAACGACCACCTCGGCAACCTCGCGGTGTTCTGTCAGACCTCGAACCCGAACACCAATCATCTCTGGCTAGCGGTGCTGTTCAATCCGATTGGCGGCGCCTCTTCGATTCAGCTCACCCGGGGCGCCAACGTGCTGCCGGTGACCTACCGCGGATGTGCAAGCCTGAGCGCCTCCACTCAGCCACCCATTCGCTTCTACGTTCCTCGCAACGCTGCAGACGGAAGCGGTAGCTAATGCGCGGTCACCTCGTTACGCTAGAGGTTGCTGGCGAAGTCGAGATCAGGCGGCTCTCTCCTGGAGACGCCGACCAGATCCTCGACATCCTCTCGTCCGTCATCCAGGGCGCCGCGAACCGGCAACTGTTGACCGGCGTACCCTTCGACCTCTCGAACCCTGCCTCGGTGTTCGCCACCTTTCTCTCTGGCCTCCATGTGGCGCGCAAGCAGGCTCGCGAGTTCGTGATTTCGCTGCTGGCGGAGGATGTTCGTCCTCAAGTCACATTCGGAGACCTCGGCACGCTGCTTACGGCAATGACCACCCACCCGGATGTCGTTGGTTTTTTCGCCAACGCGCGGCCGGCCCTGGAAAGCCCGCTGGCCGCGCATCTACGAGAGCAGTTCAAGACGACGACGCCAGAAGAGACCGCGCCCGAGTCTTAGACCTCGTCTGCGCCCGCTATGGGTGGACCGAGGATTATATCTTCCACGACTACCGCACGCACGTCGGCCCCTATCTCTCTTACGAGCGATGGATCGAGGTGATCGAGGCGGTGGTGGACGCGAAAGTCCGCGAGCGTCGGGACGCCTGGCAGCAGTCGGCGTTCGTGGCGTGGAGCCAGTACTTCTTCCAGCCTCGCCACTCCGAGTCATCGGAGCGGGCGAGCTATGGGGAGTGGCTGGAGATGTTCGGCCTAGCCGACCCCGACAGCGCAGAGCCCGAGCAGACTCCTGAAGAGGTCTTGGCCGGCGCACGCGAGCTTATGGCTCAGTTTGGAGTAGACCTTTAATGGCACTTGGTGAAGTTTTCAGCTTAAAAGCCGTGATCGAAGTCATCACGGGTGGTGCCGAGCAGAAGATCGACTCCGTCGAGAAATCAGGCCGTCGCCTTGGGCAGACCTTCGGGTCCTCGTTCAAGGGGGCGGCCACTTCTATGCTCGCCTTCGTTGGGGCGGCGTCCGCGATTCAGGCGGTGGGCAACGCGGTAAACGGCGCGGTCAATGCCACCATCACCTTTGAGAAGGGCGCCCGCCAACTCAACACCATCCTGAAGCTCAACGAGAAGCAGCTAGCAGACTACACCGAGAGCATCCGCACCCTTGGTACCGAGCTAGACATCAACGTCTCTGCGACCGAGGCCATGGCAGCCGCTTACGACGTGGCGCAGGCAGGCTTCACGAAGGCTGCCGACAACGCCCTGGTGATGGAGACAGCGCTGAAGACTTCGGCTGCTGCTGGCGTCTCTGCTTCTCTCGCTGCCAACCAGATTTCTGGAACGCTCAAGGCTTACGGGCTGGCCGCTACGGATGCGCAACGGGTCTCTGACGTGTACTTCAAGACCATCGAGACCGGTATCATAACGTTCGAGCAATTCGAGCACGGATTGGGCGCCGCCAACGCCGTTGCCGCTTCTGCTGGAGTGTCATTCGAAGAGGTGATGGCGGCCGTTGCAACCGCGACCGGCCAGGGCATCAAGGCCAGCACGGCCTTCGACGGCATCAAGACCTCTATTGCCAACCTAAGTGCGCCTTTGGACTCCCAGAAGAAGGCAATGGCCGAGTACGGGATCGTCATCGACCAGAACACGCTTCGCCAAAATGGCTACCAGCAGACGATAATCGATATCGTCAAGGCGACCGGTGGAAACAGCTCCGCGTTACGCAATATTCTTGGAGACGTTACCGCCTATCAGCTCGCTCTCTCTCTGATCTCCAACGAGGGGAAGATCGCGGCCGACAACCTCCGCGACATGAACAACGCGCTTGGAGCTCAAGAAGCGGCCCTGGTCGAGATGCGCAAGAGCACCTCCTTCCAGCTCGACCAGATGAAGGCAGCGGCCGAGGGCCTGGGCATCGCGCTGGTCAGCAATTTCGGTGGGCCTGCAACCCAGGCGATTCAGACCGTCACCGCCGCCCTCGTCGAGATGGACAAGTTTGTGAAGAGCCTGTCCAAGGGCGAGGGCGGTCTTCTCGGGGCCTTGACTCGCGGTTTCCAGAACACGTTCCCGGCCACGGCGCAAATGCTATCAGAGTTGGGCGACACATTGTTGGAACTGGTTGGAATGGTCCAGAACTGGTTCGCAGCCTTTGGCGGGCCCGAGGCCACCGCCGCGACCACGGCTGTTGACTTCCTGTTGTCCTCCATCCTCAAACTAGCCGACATCTTGGCCAACGCCATCGGCCTGGCCGGCAAGCTCTTAGAGGGAGTCGTCGTTTGGGCGCGAGACCTCTCAACCGTCTTGGGCGCAACGTTCGCAGTCATGGGCCAGGCTTGGGCCCAGGTGGTGGACGGCATGTCCGGGATCTTTGAAAACTTCGCCTATGTTGTCGAGAGCGTCTGGAAGGGTGTTATCGACGGCATCTTGGGCACCATTAAGGCTCTCCCGGACCAGTTCCGGGGCGTCTTTGCTGGCATTGAGAAGGACCTGGAGAAGGCCAGCGACTCCTTCAAGGCCAAGGCTCCCAAGGCGGGTTTTGTCGATAGCGTCTCCAAGATTGTAGGCGCCCCCGAATTCGTTCGAGAAAACCTCCCCCAGACCATCGCCGACGCTAGGGCCACCAACGCCCGGCCGGCACCAGTCAAGGCCGCAACGCCCGAGCAGGCCAAAAAGGCGCAGGCGGCCATTAGTGGCCTCTTTGGTGGCGTCAAGGACTTCCTGACCACCGGCAAGCTTCCGGTTGCAGAGAAGGCCGTTGCTGCCCCCGGTGCGCCAGCCGCCATTCCCGCCCTGCCTCCTCCCGATCCAGCAGCCGCCACCAAGGATATCGAGGCGAGAGCGGACGCTATCAAGAACGAGCTTTCGCTGGAGAAGATTTCCCTGGCCGAGGGCGCCAAGCGATATCAGGCCCTGTTCAAGGAAGCCCAGAAGGCCAAGCTCAGCGGCGAGGACCTCCACAAGGTGGAGCAAGCCCTCTTCGACGTTCGCCAGAAGATGTTCGACCAGTCCGAGAAGGCCATGAAAGCCACCGAGGAGCTTCGCGTTGAGCGGACTAAGCTTGTCCAGGGAGAGACCGCAGGCCTACTGGCCGCTCTTGACATCGAGAAGCGTGAACGTGCGAAGGCCGGCGCCGAATCCGTGGAGCTCGAAGCGTGGTATGGTGCGCAGCGTATCGCCATCTTTAAGGCCGACGCCGAGAAGAAGGCCGAGACCGCAAAGAAGCTTGTTGACGCTCAGAACGCCCTCGCTGACTCCGCCGCCAAGGCGAACCAAGACGCACTAGTGGCCAGCGACAAGCCCGAGGAAGCCGCCCTGGCTGGTCTCGAGCAGCAGAAGGCCGAGATGATGCGCGGTTTGCTGGAGCAGAAAGATGCCATCATCAAGGCGGGTGGCGACAAGCTCAAGGCCGAGCAGGACTACCAAGCCGCGGTGCTCGCCAACGAGCGCTCTTATCAAGCGCAGCGCCTCAAGATTACCAAGGATGCCGCAAAGGAGCGCAATCAAGCCGAGACTAGCGCCAAGGTGACCATCCTGAAGAACGAGGCCGCCTCTTCGGACAACCCCGAGGAGGCGCGCAAGAAGAACCTCGAGGCTGAGAACATCGAGCGCCTGCAGCAGATCAAGGGACAGGTGGAAGCCTACCGCACGGCCGGCGTGGATCAGTTGGTCATTGACCGCTACATTGCTAGCGAGCAGAAGAAGATCAAGGCCGAAGCCGAGGGCGGCAAGGCGGATGAGAAGGGCAAGGGCAACCAGAGCCCGGTGCAGTCGATCCAAGAAGCCTTCGCCGGGATGAACAAGCTCGGCTTCAGCATCGAGACCGGCACAGGCAGGGTCAAGCGGCGCGGAGATGCGGCGGTTACGGCAGCGGCCAACAAGCTCTCTGCCGACGTTGGTGCCCTGCGTGGGGTGGGCGCTGGCGACAAGCAGGAGCCGCTCAACGACGTGCTCACCATTAACCTTGTCGACGCAAGCGGCACCGTGTTCTCGGACAGCGTTTCGCGTGGATCTAGCGGCAGCGTGGACATGTCGACCACCTACGAGCTTGGACGGCTTGGCGCATGAGTGCAGAGTGGAACGCGACCACCATCTCGTTCTGCGGGATAGAGGTGGGACCGCCGCACATCCCCCGCGAGCTACCGACGCCAGACTATGGCCTTCGCGTGAAGAAGACCTACATGAGCGAAGGCGCGGAATTGCCAGGGCTCTGCGTCAAGGAACCGCTGGGCGGTCACGACTCCTACGGGACCATCGCCTTCAGGCTGAGCGCTATGAGCAAGGCCAACGTCGACACCTTCCTGACTGCCGCCTTCGACCTATGGACTCCGCGCACACTGGCGATTTCCGCGCCTGGTGGCATCGTCTCGTGGACGGTGTGCTTCGGCGAGAACGGGTTCACCCATCGTCTGATTCCCGGCAGGGGCTACTTCGACACCGAGGCCTGGATATGTGGATTCAAGCTTGAGGTGCTGACCATCGGTCCCGAGGGCTCCTAGTGTTCATTCCTGATAGCACCTACACGGCTGATGATGTCCTGCTGCCGAGAACCACCGTCGAACTCATCATCGACGGCGACGACTTCTCGGACTACTACCTCGGCTACGATCTTGGCGTCTCCTCGCGCGGTCAGCAGGCGACTGGCACAATCCGCCTCAAAGACCGCGACGGAGCGCTCGCAAACAAGGTCTCGCAGTTCGACCAGAGCTTCGACAAATGGCTCTCGCACAACATGACCGACGAGCGCACCATCTCGCTGACGGTGACGCAGGGCGAGAAGGTGACGGACTACCCGGTGCTGCTCCCCGGCGTGCCGAGCTGGGACAACGACGGGACCCTGAGTTGGGCCGTCACAGACCTCACGCCGCTCTTGAACAAGGACAACCAGAGCGCCACGGATGTCGTCTGGGACGAGCAGGGTGTTGACGACAACAAGAGCGTGTCCGACATCGTGGCCACGTTAGCGACGATGGCCGGCGTCTCCATCAGCCACACCGCGACCAACTGGGATGTGCGCACGTGGCGAATGACCGCCGAGAACCTTCTCTCCAAGCTCGACGACCTCTGCCGGCCGACGCAAAGCTATCGCCGATGGGACGGCGATGCCCTCATCCTGGAAGCCCTGAACGAGGCGCTCTCGCCGGCCTTCCACGCCATCGACCGGTTCCACATCGCGAGCCTCACCGCGACCACCGATGACAGCGGACTCCGCACATTCTTCAAGGCTTTCCGTTTGCGGTCACAGGCGAGCGCATTGGCCGAGCCCAGAGAGGGCCGCACGGTAGGGCGCGTGGTCGAGATTACGTTCCCGCCCTCGGACTTCGTGCGCATCCGCACCAAGCAGGCGTTTGGCGTCATCGGTGAGGGCGTGTTCTACAGCGGCGAAGACGAGGTGAACTCGACCGAGGACCCGCAAACCGAATTCTACAGCCCCGACGCTGGAGTGACCAAGGCTGACCGCTGGCTCGGCACGTTCACTCCCGACATTGGCCCTGCCGAGTATCAATGGTGGTGGTGGGTGAGCGCCGAGGGCGGAGTCTACAACGCGGCCGACGTCATGATCGAGGGCTTCGATTTCGAGCAAGCCGTCTCGGTAGCGGAGGCCAAGTTCGGCCGGCGCCCCGAGTACAGCAACCTCGCCACCGAGCTTATCCGTGAGCCCGAGACCTTCGCGGCAATGATGGCCGCGATCGTCCTGGAGGTGCTCTGGTCCGTGCGCCGCTTCTCGCTGTCCACCCCGTGGCTACTCCCGCAACGTGAGGGCACGTTTATGAACGTCACCCACGCAAAGCATCGTCTCGCCTCCGTGAAGATGCTCGTGAACGGCTGGAGGCACAGCCACTCGTGGGAGAGCGGCTGGAACAACAGTTACGACCTACGGGCGAAGCTCTCGTGAACCTCGGCCAGGCTATCGGCAAGACCGCGTGGCAGTACCGAGGCAGTGACCGCGCAAAGGTCGTGGGGCCGGCGGGCCGAGGCTATGACATCGAGCTCATGGGCGGCGACGTGGCGCGCGCTTGCATCTCGCACCTGCCCGACCTCGAGAACGAGCAGTGGGTCACGGTGGTGCAGGTCGGCGAAGGCGCGTGGGAGATCGTGGGCACGGCCAGCAAGGCGCCCCGCGGCGACTTCGCACCGGAACCCGAGGGTTCGTAGTGAACTACAACTTAGAACTCCAAATCAGAGCCTCCGCCGATAAGGCACAGGCGCAGCGCGGAGGACCCCTCAACTTCGAGCCCATGCGGCAGTGGTCGCACAACCACCCGCAGTTCGAGACGTGGTTCATCAAGGCCGTGGTGCGCCCGGCCGTCTACGACCTTCGCAACCAGGACGGCTCGCAGGAGATGCGGGCGGTGGAAGCCATCCGCAGCAAGTTCGGCAGCGGCTCTGGCGGCCAGGTGGATGACGCGGTCACCGTGGGCTTTTACGGCTCGCGGCGGGACGACCCGTGGATATGGGCACTAATGGGCGTGGAAAGCTTACAGGAGGAGGTTCTCGAGCCGCCCATCCCTTTGGCTGGTTGGCCCTATTTTCTCCAGTCGCCAACGCGCGGGTCCTGGGCCGCCGAACTGACTCATGACACAGCCAGCTTCTCTGCAGACCTTGCCTTGTTCCCCTACCTAACCAGCGGGGTTACCTTGCGGCTAGCGGGCGGACATATTTGGATGCATGGCGATGGCGTCCACTACCGGGGCGTGCTCGGGGCATTCAACGATTTTGACGGGAACATGGCCTTCGGCAGCAACGCGAGGGATCTCGTTTTCAAGGATGGGCCCTGCGAGATGTATGCCATGGAGCAGTCGCCAACAGCCGGCTGGTCCTCCGGGGCGACTAGCAACCTTGTAATCAGAGCTTTTGACCCTGCGGCTCTCAGTGGGTTGTGGGCCTCAACGGCGCGAACGGACATGCTAACGAAAACGGCTTCGCTGTGGTTCGACGACACCAACATTTATGCAGCCGGAGAGTACGCCTCTTCCGACTTTCGCGGGCCTTGCCGATGCGCATGGCTCAAGGCCGACGGGACATTCATTGACAAAGTTAATCTCACGCTTGACGACGTAGCCCTGCCCCCCGGCGTCGGCAAATGGGAACCGGGGGATGAACCCGATTACCAAACGACCGGAAACATTCAACGGCCGTTAACCCTGCTCGAAGATAACTATATTTTCGATAAACTAGTCTACCCGTGGACGACGCAATCCCTTAATAACAGCACCGGTTTTCAAGCCGTACCCCCGGGGACGGTTGGGAACTTCGAATCATCCTACGACCACGTTTTCGCCTGGCCGGATCTCGATCTGTTCGTGCCAGCCCTGCGCAACGCTGTCCAGCTAGGGGTTTATACTGCCTCCACGGGCGTTCGCACCCAGGTTATCAAGGGCGACGGCAATGCTCCCGACGTGTGGGAATTCTACACGCCTATCGTCGCAACTAGCACCGGTCGTCTGCTGGTTCGTATTCGCCGGGTGACCTACCAGCAACTGTCCTGGAATGACGCAAAGTTAACCGTTCACGAGGTTTCGGGACCCCCTGGTGCACGCGTAATAAACTATGATCTCGACAACGTTGCAGCCCAGGGCCGCGTATGCGTCAAGACCGAAACCCTGTTCGCGGAATACGCCATCGCGACAGGCACGCTAGGCATCCCCTGGCCGGCGACTGACATCAAGATAACGTCCCCCGCGTACGTGCCAACCGGATCCCCTGTCGACATGGGCTGGGCCGAATGGTGGGGGGTATCGAGATATGATCCAGTTGACGATGTCACCACGTTGGACTGGTGGGTTCCAGAAGGTTGGGACGGCGACCCAGGCAACCTCCAGAGACCAAGAGACCATGCCGTTAGAGGGCCGCAGGTCGCCTTTGGAAATGACGGTTTGCGCCTAAATGGGTCCTACAATCCTTTTGACGCT